ATGCTTAAGAATTATAAATGGGCAAAGATTTATAAAGGAAAAAACGAAGATCCTGCGGATAAGTGGTTCGTTTACTATTCGTATTTGAATCCGAACACAGCGAAATTCGAGCGGATCAAAGTGTATGAGGACATCAACTACCTGAAGGATGCTGAGGAAAAGAACGCCTATGCAAATGAACTTGTAAAGGAAATCAACACCTGGCTTAAGGCTGGTTACAATCCCTTCGAGACTGATGTGGTCACTGAAAAGAAGATCCATGAAGTCAAAACTCAAATCCTGCTTGAAGAGAATCCGAAATCTCCTACCCTGCTGGATGCGTTTAAGGAGTTTCTGACCAATAAATCTGAAAAGGATCTAGCAGGTGATACGCTGAACGCTTACCGGTCTTACATTGGCAAGTTTGAAAATTACCTTTTTGAATGTAAGCTGGCAGATATCAGGCTTGACAACCTGGACACCAAATTCATCAAGGACATGCTCATCTGGTTGCAGGAGCTCCATAAGTGGAACGGTACCACCTACAACAATCACTTGAACTTCTGGGTGACGCTGCTCAACTGGTTTGCTAAGAATCCAAGGAAGTGGGTAACCCGCGATAGTTTCTACATCGGCAATGATGAGCAGCTGGAACAAAAGGTTACCAAGCCAATGAAGAACCAGTACTTCGGCGATTCGGTCGCTGAAAAGGTTAAAGAGAAAATGGAAAAGTTCCCGAAGCTGCTTTTCTTTTCAAAATTCATTTACTTCAGCTGTATGCGGCCCGACGAAATCCGTAACTTGAAGATTGAGAACGTTGACATCACCGGCCGTTACATTAAAATCATCGGGAAAACGAAAAGCCGAACAGTACCGATTTGTGATGAGCTCGCAGAAATGCTAACCAGCCTTGAGCTCGATAAATATCCTTCAAATTATTACGTGATTGGATACCAAGGAAACGTAAGTAAGAACATGCATAGCGAGAATTATTTCACCCGGGTATTTAGGGTAGATGTAAGGACACCTTTAGGCTTGTCTGATAACTTCACCCTGTACGGATTCAAGCATAGCCGTGTAGTTGATCTATTAAATGCTGGATATACTGATGCTGAAATCATGAACCTAACAGGGCACCGAGATACTGCGAGTTATGACAAGTACAAAAGGGATCTTGTGAACCATATGGATACAAGGCTTAGAGGTAAAACAATCGGCTGGGTAAATAAAAAAATATAACAAATGGTTATTATAACGATATATTTATCATTAAGTGTATTCCGTAACCGATAATGACTAAGAAAATGAATACCATATGGGTTACAGCTATAATTACAATAGTAATTTCAGCTCTTGGAATTATTAGCGCAATTTCTTCTGCAAGGCAGGCAGTAAATGATGCGAAGGAGGCAGCAGAGAATGAAGCAAGAAGAGCTGACGAATCTGCGAAATTACTTGAGAAAACTAATCAAACCCTATGTAATACTAGGAGTTCTCTAGAGAGTATGTCTCTTTTACTAACAAAGGCTGATAAAAGCTTAAGCAAAGCGGATGAGAACTTAACAAATTCTCAAAACATGCTTGAACAGCAAAGAATTGTCATTGAATCACAAGGGAAACTATTGGAGGGTTATACAAAGTTGGTGGCGACGCAGGCCGAAACTCTAAATCATGTGACCGGAGCAGGATTGGTCCCTAAAGTAATTTTGCAAATTAGAGAATCTAACACCCGAAGTGCTGTGTTTCAATTCTACATTATAAATCCAAGTGAAAAATATCCTATACATACTTTTGACTACCAAATCACTCAATTTTCTACGAGTTCTGTAGGTAAAAGATCGGATAAGTTTATCTTACTCACACCAAAATCTAATCATTTTTTGCATCTAACTACAATGTGGGAGGGAGGCCATTCGGAAATGTTCGAAATTGTATGTAATTGGCGAGATGGGACTTATAAGTTGTTTTTGACATTTGAGCTTGATGAAAGGAACCGCTTGCATCTTAAATTTGCTAATTGTTCAACTCCTGACAAACATGCGGGAGATTACAAACCTTATATCGATATTAATTTCGAATGGGCAAACAACATTGAATTAAATTAAATCCTATTATGAAATTAAGATGCAAAAAGTGTGGGAATTCTTTCGAAAATGGCTTCCGGTTTTCCCAGGGTACCAAAAACACTATTTCTAACGTCGGCTCCGAATGTCCAAACTGCGGAACAATGAATTACATGAGAAATGGTATTTTTGATTTTGATTCTAAAGGAAATGTTATTAAAGAATATCTTGAAAATATTAAACTTACTGCTTCAGAAATAGGCGATTTAAAGTCGGTTTTGCAATCTGTTAATGTAAATACACCCATATCTTCGATTTCATCAGCTGCTACTGATATAAATCCAAAGTTGTCGGAGTTTTTTAAAATTTTCTCTAATAAACTTGATCAATATGGCGGATTGATGGCTTTCATTAGCCTTCTATTAACTTTATTGCAAATACTTACTCCATCCGAACCGCAAGTTATAGTGAATAATAATTATTATCAAAATGGACAAACTCCAGAAAGCTTTTCACAAAAGAAGGAAAGGGAAGGCCGAGAAAAGAGCCTTTTTGAGATTCAGCAAAAACAAGATTTAAAGCACAAAATAATGGTAGAAAAATTAAGAAAGTCTAGGAAGTAATTTTTACGTAAATTCTGTTTATTTGACTATAAATTAAGTATAACATAATCCATAAACTGAACTCTCCAAATGTTACATATTGCTTGAGTCTGGCAATCGTAACTAAAACAAGCATTATAGTTATTGCAATTGGTTTTACTATTGGTTTAATCTTTTGTAGTTTCATTTTACTAAAATCTCAATAAATCATAACTTGCATTAACCATGGGCTTCCACTTCGGATCATTAGGAAACTTACTATACCTACCTTGGAAGCTGAATCTACCTACATCGAATCTCGCTGCCGGGCCATAACCTAACTGTCCGGTTTCCATGTTATAGGAAGCATTTGCCTGTATTCTTAATCCAAAGGCAGGTTGCTTTTGCTCTATCTCGATGAAGTCCGCTCCGTTCACCTTGAATATTTCCGGATTCTGTGATCTCACAGCCAGGATGCTTTTTTTTGAACCAAGGAACCAGTCACGTCTCCAGTACTGAGAGGCAATTATGCCGACGTTTGCCTTGAAGGTAGCACGAGCTGCAGTATCTAAATCGTTTGGAGGGGTAAACTTAAGATCAAGTCCGTTACCAGAAAAGGTGTAGAATGGACGTTTTGCCGCATCCAGTTGCTTTTTAAGTTTCAGGTTCTCAGTTTCCAAGGTGGCCTTTACAATCAGTATCTGCTTTAACTGCTTAGTTCGGATATCTAAAGCCATAGCAGTAGTGTCTATCACATCTTTGGTGTCCTTGGTCGCCAATAGTTCAGAGACAGTGCCTTTGTTGTTAGTCACATTGAATAGGACAGTTTCAATGCCGTTCTCATCAACTTTTCGCTTGATTTCCTTAGCCTCAGCCTTAATTTTCTTGGTTACATTGCTGTTCGCCTGGTTGACCCGGTTAAGCTCTGTTGTTTTCAAATAATAGTCGTAGCAGAAGTATCCGACAATAGCCAGGACGATGAGCGAAAGTATAACCTTGATGATGATTTTCATATTACTGTTCTTTTAAAATTTCTCGTGCTTTAGGCCTAAGCTTGTTATCTATAGCACTATCTAGCTCCTTTTTATCTTGTGCTTGTTGTAAAATAATTCCGTTTTTAACCATGATGGCGGTGACGAAAGCAGCATTGTCTGCCCTCACCTGCTTGAGCTCCTTCCTTAGCTCCGTTTTTTCCGCCTCACAGTTTGCATTAACCTGATCAGTGCTCATACCATACTTATATACAAAGAAGGAAAGCAGTGCAACGGCGACCATGAGCATGTAAACTGGTGGTGACTTAAGGATTTGCTCGAAAGTCACCTTTGGATTTAGACCTTCCATTCTTATGCAGCGTATTTATTGTAGGCCCTTAACATAGTCTTATCGTACGGCTCACGTCCGATCTTAAGTGCTAATTCCTTGTAGTACGCTCCGTTGTAGTTCTTTGCGATAATGTCGAAATCAGCGATGGTTAGCTTTGGCTTTTGTAGCGTTCTAAGGAGTGTTGCATTCGCAGCAATAAACCGGGCAATTAAGATCACCTGGTTGTACTCTCCACGGTTACTATCATAAGTCTTAGTGATGCAGTCGTAACCCTTGGCAAAGTCCCACATATCACCCACCGTTTTAAAGCCAAGCATCTTGTAATGATATCCCATGATTTGACCAAGGCCAATTGAGCAAGATTGCATCGCAGCATCCGGGCTTATCTTGTAAGCATCGTTAAATGCCTTCCATTCGACTGTTTGATTTCCTACGCCGTTGTTTAACCATACCGTGTTTGCTGTCGCCTTTCTCCACTGGGTATAGGTTTTTTTGAAGTATGAAGGTTCAAACTGGATTACGATTCTTCCGGTGTCTTTCTTAAAGCCTTCCCCGTTACTTTCAACCTCGATAAAAGCCATAAAAGCAGCATACCCGACCTTAATGGATTTCGCAATATCAGTTATCTGTTGTTTAGTTAAATTCATACACCTCTTGTTGATGTACAAATTTACCGCCTACCTGAAGGCCACTGATTTCTAAAACCTTACGAGTTGGAAATCATAAGGCATTAAAAAAGAGACAGATGCTAATTGTCTCTTTTTTCAACTTAAAAGACCTACTTAACACTTAAGATAGCATCAAGAACAAGTCCTCCTTCATAATTCTTATTAAAGATTACAGGAGCGTATTGCGCTGGGCTAAGCTTGTAGTTGAGGAAATTGCCCTCATGTATGTGTGACCATACCGTAATGCCATATTGCAATCCTGTTGGCAGCGTGCGAAATCCGGTTGCAATCTCCCTGAACTTCTCGGCCCTGTCAGCCTCTGGTATATCAAACTTAACCCTTAAGTCCAGCTCAGAAATATGTACAAGTAAATTCTGCTTAGCCATCTCATCAAGACGCTTTTTGTAGTTCTTGTAGTCCATCTTGATGCCGGTGTGCATCTGAGAACTAAGGCCATCTACCAGGCCTTTCTTTTTAAGATCCCCGGCATACTTAATGACTACAGTAGTTTTATGGCTCAGGTTTTCATAATCAAAGTCGCTAATGAAGATATTAACCTCCTTATCAACTTCCTTCACCCACTTTGCGATCTGCTCTGGATATGTCTCCCCCATGTGGGTGAGTGCATAACATGGTCGAAGCTTGCCATCATTTTCATGAGCCTCATTGATGATGTCAATACCGGAAATATCACCCTTAAACGTGCGGACGTATGTCTGGACGGTGTTCTTAAGTAAGGCGATGTATTTGTTTTTATCCTTTGCAGCCTCATGCCAGAATGCAGGAAGGTTCTTTTCTTGTGACGGCCATACAAAGCAGGCATGAGCATGCACCCGTAAACCTTTAGCTTTCGCGATCTTAACCAGCGCTTTGCCTTGGGTAAAGTCAAACACCCCTTCTTTTTTCTGCACCTTACCTGCTTTCATCCCATTCTCAGCCGTGACAGACCTAAAGTGCTTGTATGTCTCATCAATAACCTTTTGCCTGGTTAAGTCTGATTCTTTAAACGCTACGCCCCAAGTGATAGGAGAATCCCTTAATGTTCTAGCTGCAGGAGGTAGTGGCTCTGGCTTGGGGTCCGGCTTGGGTGTTGGAACAACTACCGGATTTGGTTTTGGAGTCTCTACAGGTGTAGGCTGTGGTTTAACTTCAATTACCGGATCCGGCTTTACCTCTACTGGCTTTGAAGGTTCAGGTTTGACCTCGACAGGTTTGTCGGGCTGTTGAACTTCCGGGTCCGGCATAGGCTCTGCTTTTGGTGGATCGGGCACAACTACAGGCGGAAGCACGATCGGAGGCTCAGGTTTTTGATCTGGCGCAGGATCGACGATGACCGGGGGCAAAATAACTGGAGGTTTGACCTGTGCGATTGTATCAGTCGGCGGGTTGCTGGAACTATTTCCGGGAGGCGTACACTGGTTGAAGGTTAAGACCAGCATCAATGCCAGGAAGGATTTACATAAATTTTTCATAATTGTATTATTTAAAGTGGTAATTGACTATAGGAGTTACGCTCCTTCATTCTGGCTACCATTCGTAGGTAAGCCAGCTTAGGCGTGCCATCATTGTTAAATAGCATAGCGTGTTCATTGATGTGGTTTCCCATGTAATCGTCTTCGACAATTCCCCACGTAGCAAGTTCTATGAATAGGGTTTTAGGCACATTATCCATTATTACGTCAATAAGCTGCACATACTTGTTGGCTTGAATTTCTTCCATTTCAGGCGTAAAATTCTCTTCTGAACCTTCCATGTACAGCATCGACAATGCAACCTCTGAAAATCTGATCTTCATTCCTATGGCAACCATTCTTTGCAGGCTCTCTACAATACCCGACATTCCTACGCTTGCCTGCGCATGCAGTTGAAATCCGAATCCGTCTAAAGGAATGCCTTCAGATTTACATTCATTAGCGAAATTTATCCAAGCATCAAGTTTCACCCAACGATGCTCAATTCCATAATCGTTTATCAGAATGTTCACACGCGGATCAGCCTCTTTGGCGTATTGGATTGCTCGTTTATAGCATCCAACCCCAAGCGCATCAGTGACTACACTTGGTTTCCAAATCTGACCAGTCGAATTCATTACCGGACCCTCGTTGAAAGCTTCATTAAAAACATCGTAATTTTCAACAATGCCATCCAGATCAGGCCGATTCTTTATGAACAGCAAAGGCGCTTGTATCATCCACTTGAATTCCGCCTCCTTAGTGGCAAGGGGTATTGTCGGGTCTGCATAAAAGGCTTTGATTCGAGATGGCTCGTTAGCATCCCCCGGCCACCAACCGGTATGTATGGTTATTTTCTTGCCATTTGCTTTCGCCCAGAGTGCATTCGATACGATTGAATTGTACATATCCCCGTTGTCGTCGGTAGATAATCTGTTCTTTGTTTTCCAGTTATTTTCCTCGGTCAGTGACCTGGCGTGAAACTTAGCAACTTCAAATCCAGCGATATAAGTTTGAAAACCACCTTTGACCATTACACCGAAGGGAAAGCCATTGCCGTTTAAGGTACTAGAAGTGGTTGGAGGATTTTCGTCAGGCGGATCAACAGGGTTTAGTACACCACCATTGTCGGTACCATTATCACCTGCATCAGCAACCACATTCGGATTATACATTCGTTCCGGATTGACTTGCACTTCATCAGCTACAACGCATCTTTTGCCATTGATTACCTCAATTTTAAATTGTACGCTTTCTCTTAGACCCGATGTTTTATTTTCAATGCCGGTATAAAACAGGCCATCAGACACATTATGATTAACTGATCCCCGGCCAGTCTCAAAATCAATCTTAGTTTCCATCTGAATTACACCACTGTTGTCTGTGGAGGTTACACCTGCCCGGCCAATAGACGTGGTGGCAGTACCAGGAGTGCCAATAGTCATACCCGGCCCCCTTTTTGCGTACTTGTAGTACATTACATCAGCGCCATTTACTACTCGTATAGTATTACCTAAGTAATTAGGGTCAGGTGACCCATCCGGGTTATTCATTGGAGGACTCAATGAAAAGTAAAACCCTTCGTAGGCGCTATCATCATCTAGGAGCATTATTATTTTGTTCGTCTCCTCGTCAACCATTCTGATGTTATTTGCAGCGGCTGTAATTCTCCACTTACCTGTGATCAGGTTACGTGCAACAAGGTTTATCACTTCGATCAACTCGGACCGGATATACCCCCCTTGGATAATAGTAGACCCTAATTGAGCTTTTTCAACAGCATTCTTGTATGCCAAAGCTCCCAAACCATCTGCTAATTCATTTACTTTTTCAGCAGCGACATTCTCGATCGTTTCCTCTACATCTGCTCCACTTGTAAACGTGAACTTACCTCTGATCTCCCCTGTATCTAAGTCCAGCCAAGTAAGCCCATCATTAGACATCAAACGTCCGGTTGTAATATTACCGCCTGTTATTCTCGTGTAGCCCTTAGTTGAAGTAAAAACACGAGTGTTGTTTATTATTGAGGATATAACTCCAAAAGGAAAGTAGTAAAAGCCTGCAGTCTCGTTAACTGCAATTTTAGTAGCTGATAACACGACCTCAGCAGCCATTGTATTTCTATCGGCTTTAAAGTAAACGTAGTGCGCTGATGACGTAGGAATCAACCCAGAGAAAGGTGATGCGTTCCATTTACCGCCATTATCCAGATATTCATCATGGATTATCTCACCAGCTGTTGTGGCAAAGCCATCCTTGTCAACCTCTGCTATTATTCCTGTATTGTATTGGCCACCCTCGACCATGATAAGCAGCATCTCAGCGCGGAGCGTATCAAGCAACGTTGCAAGTTCAGCTGTAGCCTTCCAGTTTAACCTTGACATCTCGGTGCTCCGCTTTCTTACAACTACGGTCTCCTTTTTAACTTTGTCAATCTCAATGATGGTTTTTTCTTCAGGAGAATAAGGAATCACATCACTAATCAACAGTTCGACACTGTACGGATCAACAAGCGGAAACTTAACAGATGACACCCGGATTTTTACATCAATCCCAAGCGCAGCATCTTTCAACCTTACGCGGTCACCAGCGTTGATCTTAAGACCATTGTCGCGCATGAACTTATCTGATACACGTACAGTGTATGGCGGTACGTACCGGGCTGCTTTTTGTAGCAACTCCATGCCTCGTACTTTAAGTTCAGATTCGGCTGCTGCTACATAAGTATCTGGCAATTTAATGCCGGCAAAGAAATACTGGTCACCTGCTTTAATCTTGAAAACTGTATTTGGTCTTACTTCGCCGTTTGTTTCAGTAATTTTTACAAGTTTTATGCTTTTAGTAGCGTGATCATACTTATCAATCTCGAATGATCGTCCCGAGTTTTCACCGGTAAGCATTTCAACTGTTGACTTCTGCCCTTCTATTCTCTGGCCATTAAGATCGAAGTCAATGGTTGTATCGGTAATGGTTATCTGATCAACGCTTACTGCGGTAATGGTGCCTACGCGCTTTGGAAAGATATCATCAACAAAAACCGTAGGCGATTCTCGAATCCTCTTACCGGCAGGTATTTCAAGTTGCAAATGTGGCACGTCAATCTGCAGCCGTTTCATTCCCCCTCGATATCCCACTGGGATATTTCGAGTTGACCCCTCGATATACAGGCGATTAAAATATAGCTCATTACTGATCTCACCTCTAAAGATTTCATAAAGGCCGCGTCCTCTACCTTGTTCAAATGTGATGTTCGTATCAACTCCGGCTTGCGCAGTTAGATTGAGTGTCTTACCAGTAAGCCAAAACTCTAGACCGAACGCTTCTGCTATTTTAATAAGAGCACCTTTACATGAGAAACCTTTTCCACTTTCGAAGAATTGAATCAGCTTAGGTTCTGTTGCATCAATAACTCCAATGGACCAGCCAGAGGATATCCTATTTAAACACTCTACTATGGTTCCAATGAACACGTAGGCGGTAGCGAATAATTCAAACTCTGCAGACCCTAAATGCCTGTAAGCTGTGTAGTGAAGATCATAGATGTAGCCTTGTAAGTTGAGTGTATATTCAAGTCCATTCTTAGCTGATTTACGAAGTGGCGGAAGTGTTTTGTTGACGTTAAAACGTTCACCTCCAAAAAGCACATAGTCACCTTCGTCAATATCCAGCGGCTCTGAAGAAATGAAGCTGCTGGATATGATATGCTCACCCATGACTACCTGTGAGAAGAAGGTGTTTTCGTCTATGTTGACAGCCAGGTGCGGCAGATCATTGCGATAGATTTGAAGTGTGGCGTACATCTAAGAGAGTTGGTTTGAAGTGCGAACTGACCAGTTTCCGGTTGGGCTGTCATCTTTTTTGATATAAGTCATACCAGCGCCATCTTGAATTATAACATCATCTTCCTTAGCATTTGGATAAGCGGCATTGATTGTAGTTCTGGTGTACGCAACTGTAGTCACGTCTTTAGTGGATACATTGAACTTGTGCGATCCAATAACCTTGAAACTGATTCCATCAGATTGAATATACACCGAAGCATTTACAGACTTTAAGAGGATTTTATTCGCGCCGTCGATTGTCTCAGAGCCAAAGCATTGGATTGTTACCGGGTTTGAACTAGGATCAACTTTCTTAACCGCGTAAACCCTGCCTTTACAAGTAGAAGCAAATGGCAGATCAGCAACTAAGGGTGATAAATATGCATCAAAATAAACCGCATAATCCAAAGACGCTAAAACATGGTTCACCGCCTTAATAGCTGGTATGAAGGAAACAGATCCTCCAAGCTGTATTGCCGATCCAGTATCATCAGTAGCTGAACCAAGTACAATTCTGCCATTAGCTAACAACCTCATACGAGAAACACCCGAAAGAAGATATTTCGTTTCGTCGGTAGACATGTCCCAACATGTATTTCCGGTAGCTCCAAAATATCGATTCAGAACAGCATTTGCGCCCCCTGAGATTCTCCCTAGAAGTGCCCCAGCATCGTTACGTATTTCAAATGCATTGCCTGAAGGCATTGAGGCACCTCGGTAAACAAAAGGTGACAACCTAGCTAAAAAGGCCGCATGAATGATGTTAGAATAAAGACCATCATTGAAATAAGGCAGAGATATATACGAAGCCAACCAGTCGTTATTCCCTGACGCAGTTAATTTAGGTGCTGCTTTTTCGTAAAATCCTTCACCTCCGGCTGCTGCAATCGGACCAATGAATTGCGTTTTAAATGGATTGGCTATGAGTCCACCCATTACATTTGTGCCAACCACGGGCTGTCTAACGGCTCTACTTGGATAGTTAGTCAACTCACATCCCTCAAATATTATATTCGCATTCTCAGTCTCAGTTCCTAGGATTTGGATATCAAAGTACCCTGGATTGAGGTTGGCAAATCCATCCCAAAGTTCTATTTTCGGGTTTCTACAATTAGTAAATTTGAAAGCATTGTTATGGAAGAATCTTGTATGTAGCCCTTTAATGGAGGGAGCAATACAATAAAACAAATCGAACATCGTCTCAAACTTCGAGCTTTCAATGTGAATGCCATTTGTTACGCAACTATTACAAGACTGATCTCTAACAAATGCTCCTCCAGGCACAGTTGCATGATTCAAGCTTATACCTAGTAATAATCCATTTATTACCATTCCTGAACATGCAAATCTTTCTATAGCGAATTTGCATGTGCTATTTGGATTTTCCATATAGATTCCATCTACAACACTTGAATCATTGTAGCTAAACCTAAATCCTGAATAACGGGATTGTACACACCTAAGAGCGATATAAATAGACATATCACAATAATTAGATGCACCATTAACATCTGTTGGAGGTTGATCAATAACATAATCTACTCTATTGCCGGTGATATTCTCCATTTTAGAGCGAGTTCTAAACATTTTAAATCCAATAATATTTCTAACTGAATTTTTTCCGCTGAACGAGATGTTTTTAGCTGAGAAACCTACATATTGATCATTTATGGCAATAAAAGAGCTTCCATCAGCCTTTAAGTTAACGTTAAATACCGTTAAGGGCCTTTTCACTACTATTGTCGATCCATAATTTGTTGAACCGTCCTCGCTATCTCTTTGATTATTGGTGGCGCCAACTAAGCTAATCGGAACCTGTTCATTTGTATTTACGTATATCGGATTGTCTATAAGACACCCCTTCGTTGATGATGCAAAGTACACCTCGCCACCTTTTCTCTTTAACGTGGCATCAATAGCCCTTTGCACTGCGAAAGAATCATCGGTGTTTCCATCTATCTTAGCTCCATAATCCCTAGTATCAACTGCGTTTTTTGGCAAAAATAGCAAGCCAAACTTCCCATCGTCAAACTGGAATACATCAAGGTTATCAACATCAGCTTCAGTTATCCGTGTACCATCAAACTTATTAATTGCCTCGTAAATATATTGTCCCCTGCCTGTATATTTATTTAATACATCGATTCTATAACCTTCAGACACTCTATAATTTGTCAGTAACGCATTTGTGTAAGCTTGCGCGACCTGAACTGGAGCACCTCCTTCACCAACAGGTAGCTGATCGGGCTCTGCGTAAACAAACCTTCTTGTAACAGGGTCGATCATCATAACCCTATGATCAGATCTAACACCAGCAACTTTTTGTAAGTCAGTTGATGCATCCTGCGTTCCTTTATTTTCTATCTCGTCTGCCATTAGTTTAGTTTTAGAATCTCAGTAATCGGTATTCCGGTACCATCAGTAAGGATTAATCCGCTACCATCAGTAAGTAAATTCCATGTTTCCAACACCCTGATTTCAGTTAGCGGGATCATCACTTTTGCTGTGAACTTTTCACCATTCTTATAAAGCATCGTTACTTTAAATCCATCCTTGGCAAATACCTCTCGGGTTATTCCATTGTGAATAAGTGTGCGTGCGTCTGGAGCCGCAAGCAAAGCCATCAAGGTTTTGATCTTAGGAAGAAAATTGAACTGATATCCATTCTCCTGGGTAACCAGTTCCAGGTTGATGGTGCGGAAGCCGACCTTCGCAACCTTTGCACTCTCATAACCGTAAGCAGTCACCCCTGTCAACTTTGCCGCTGGTCTACTATATTGATCTGTCATTGACACTACCTCCCATCCTAAGCTTGCAAGACTGATCTTGTCAATCGAAGATTGACTGCTTGTATCAGCTGGTGGAATGTACCCGGTCATATTTACGACCGGCTCTCGCATTGTCAGTACTCCCTTACACATCCCGGAGCTGACGTAGTCAATCTTGATCTCGTTATTAACAAGCACATTGAAGGAGCCGTAGATAAGTGAACTAAAAGGCACGGGTCCTGTAAAGGAATTGATGAAGTCATACATCTTATAGCACTTTAGCACGGCCGTATGCCTGTCACTTGCTTTTATGAAGAAGTGGAATGACACATCCCGACCGCCGAAGAAGATCTCGTCTGCACGCAGGTAAGGCTCAAGACTGTTATCGTCGGGCCAGATGTGGTGTGTTTTACCTACACGCGAAGGCATATCCCATGCACCAGCAAGCGCGATATTACTGCTTGGAGCCCGGCCTGGAATAATACCGAACTTATCTTTCATGTTCTGTCCATTTAGAAAATACACATTCTCCATTACCCGCTTATTGATTCCCAGCTCTGCCCTTTCGGTGCAGGCTTGGTGTTCGTAATTATCTGATCCAGCTTGCCGCTCAAGCTATCCGTGTTGTTTGCAGCCCTGAAGGTGTGTTGTTCGATTGCATTCAAGTAATCGATTCCCTGTCTTGCTACTCCTAAATGATCCATAGCCGTTAAGCCGAGCTGTTTAAGCTGTTCATAGTTGCTTCTGGCTATCGCATTATTTACATCTACAGATTCCTGAGAAGCAGTGATGCCAGATGACTTTAGGCCGCCGTTTGGAGAAGTTTGATCACCCGGCTTTCCTATGATCTTATCAATGTTTTCCGCCCTTTTAATCCCCTCTTCGATGATGCCTGCGTATTGTTTTTGCAAATCTTTTATCTCCTGATCAGTCAGTCCGTCTCTTGACATTTCAGCAAAACGTACATAGAAGTCCGCGATAGCATCATTTAGGAAATCATCACTTAATGCGCGGTACATAGCGTCCGACATCATGTCCTTGAAGTCGTCTGCAAAGTCAGCAGCCGTTCTTTTACCTTCTTTAAAGCCATTGATGATAGCATCCGCAATATTGTTGGCAGTTGTGCCAGTTAATGCCTGATTGATGGCATCTTGCGCGTCTTTAGCAGCATCAGAAATGTCCTGAGTTTCATCTTTTACCCGCTTAAGCTCCTCAAACCAGGCCTTTGTTGAATCGGTCAACTTTCCTTTAGTATAAAGTTCCTCTAACTCCTCATAAGTAGCGCCTTGCAGACCTGCGGTGTCCTGAACAGTACGTGTCTTCTTACCAATACCCAAAAAGCCGCCGTACTTTTCGGTGCGAATATTTGTGACCTGCTGACCTGAAGCGCGTATTCTTGCAAGTAGCATCGCTTCATCAGACTGTGCCTGGCTCTTCTGTGCAGCAAGAATAGCTTGTTGCGTCTGGAGCTCTGCTAATGACAGATCACCTATGCTCTTCATCGTCCTGGCTCGTTCCCGTAACAGTTGATTGTAGGCAATCTCACCTTTGATAGAATTATCTTGGTAGGCTTGCATCTCAGATGCAGCTTGCTTAGCACTTTCTTTAGCTGCCGTGAAGAAACCTGTGATTCCCTTTACAACACTGGTAACAGCACCTATAGCTTTTGATGCTGGGCCTGCAATTGCAAGACCTGCCGAAAGCGTACCTAGTAACCCACCACCAGCATCGGCTTTAGCTTGATCATAATTGGCAATCGCATCTTTAGTATCAGCAATTCCTTGTTTAACATCGGCTGCAGCACTAACCATGTCACCAAGAATATTCAGAACATTGGTAAGTCCGGATGACAGGCCGTCTGTGGTTGATGCAAGATCCCTGAAGATTTGAGCAAACCCTCGAAGCTGGTTTGGTATAGCAGCATTTAGGGCACCTTTGGCATTGTTGATAGCTTTGATTACGATATCATATGCTTTCTGCGAAATCAGACCAGCTGCAAGATCTGCATCGGCTTTCTCCTTTGCTTTCCTAATATATTGATCAATAGCATCGGTAGACATACGGGTGAACCCTTCGAAGAGCATTTTGTATCCGGCAATCTGCTGGATCATATTAGAGTCGAACTGCTCGAGATCAGCTGCACCGTTTGCGATAGCTTGGTTCGCTTGTTCATCGTAGCCTTTTGATCTAAGTTCAGCAGCTTGCTGAAGAGCTTTCTCTATAATTAGGTTCCGGGATGTTTCAAAGGTCTCAGTATCCTTTAACAGCTTCTGGAAAATTAGCTGCTGCTCACGGGTTTCATCGATAAGTATCGGCGCTGCAACTTGGTTCTTTTTGGTAGCTAAAAGTGATCTATCACCTTTGCGCTTGTCGATGTCCTTTTGAACGAAGTCAACAAAGCTGGTGTATTCTCCAAGCTCTTCTCTGTACATCTGGTCAGCTTTAGTCTGCCCGAAGTCCGCCTTGGCGTTCTCGTAATCTTCAAACAGCTGCTTTTTACGATCAAGTTCTTCCTTGTACTGACTTACAATGGTTTCTACTCCATTTACACCGAGTTCAATGTTCCGAGCAGCTTCAACAGGCTTAGTGCTGATCTGGTCCCCTAGTCTAAGATTCTTGTTAAGCTTTTCGATCTGCGCAAGTCGATCATCATACTTTGCATTGATGGCGGCAATCTGTTTATCTTCCTCAGACAAGGCAGATGCACGTGCACCTGCAAGATCCTGTGAGATTTCACGCTCCAGGTCTTTACGCTTTTCAAGCAGGGCGTTGTATTTTTTAACAGCAGCGGCTTCTTTGGCGAGTTGTTCGGCGGTTTTAGTGGCTCGAGCTTCATCCTTTTTAGCCGTATCATCTTTCTGCCTTGCCAAATTCCGCGCATCAATTAACTGCTGTACTTCAGGATTAGAAGAAATAATAGCCTTTTGAGCATCTTTAATTTTTGTTCTTTCAGTATTAACGACACCCTTATTGTAGGTAGTTTCAAGCAGATCACCAGCAGCTGTAAAGTTGCCTTTTGCAGCCTCGCGTACAGCAAGCATAAAACCGAGAAAACTATCTCGTAAGCGGTCCCAAGTGCTTATGGCTTTAATCCCTTGCTCGTCAATCTTCTTTAACTGCTCTTCAAGACCCTTATAGTCAGCAAACTGTTGTTGTGCGACGGCAGCCGCCATAACGGAAGCCTTGTACTTATCGATCGCGTCGGATCCTTTACCTGCTGCAATCTCTTCTTGTGAATATTGATCTAAAGCTCCTTTAGTGGTTTGAAGAAGAGCATCGTATGCATCTTTCTGTTGACGTTTGGTTGAACTATGATCACGTATGGTTTTGATGAGATCATCAATCTTTTCAGTTTCAGTCTCAACCGCCCGAGCCCCTTTCTCTTTAGCTTCACTTAACGAGTTCTCTGATATTTCAGCAGCATCCTGGTACTGGAGAAGCGAATATCCAACAGAAACAAGCGCGGCTAATACAGCAGTATAAGCAGCTGTACTTACAGCAAGTGCCGTCTGCTTACTGGTAAGAATACCCATAAGCCTGTCTTTCATGACAAGGATATTGTAATGGATAAGCTCGACTGCAGACATGCCGCCGGTCACAGTCGAGGTAATTAATAAAGCAGCCCTGTATGATCCGTAGGTGATAACCAGTAGCTCAATGATCTCAATTACTCGTTGGTAGTTTTCTACCAGCTCGATTGCGGCCTGGATGCCATCGCCGATGATACCCTCCTGACTTCTACCCATAGAGTTTAGCATCACGTCCCATGCATCGCCAAGGTTGGCTATTTGGCCAGTGAGTGATTTAGATTGTTCCTGCATTAAGTTGAAGAACCTACCGCCTTGGCCAGTCATGTTCGAAAAGGCTTTTTCGACTTCAGGGAAACCGATCTTGCCGGCTGAAACATAGTTACGAACCTCAGCAGTTGTAATATTCATTACTTTGGCTAGTTCCTCATAGACCGGAATACCACGACCTGCAAGCTGGTTTATGTCCATTTGCGTAACGCGTCCAGATGCCCTTAACGTTCCATATAGGTAAGTAAGGTCGCCTAATTGCGAACCCACACCAGCGGCGACGTTTCCGAGCATCGTCAGGTTGCCGGTTATATCTTCAGCAGCAAATCCATAAGCAAGTAACTGCTTTGCTCCTTTTGCAACGTCCTGAAGTCCAAATGGAGTGATGGCAGCAAGTTTTACAGCTTCAGCCATTAGCTGATCAGATTTTTCTTTACTGCCTAACATGGTGGTAAAGGCAATTTCAATTTGCTGAAATTCCCCTCTAACCTGAACCATTTGTTTCACGAACCCAGCAGCAGCTTGCGTAGAGAAGAACCCAGCAGCCGCGGCTGTAGCTTTACTTGCGAAGCTTTCAATCTGTGCACCATGCGTCTGAAGATCTCCTGTAAGTCTGGCAACATCATTACGCATCTCTCGCATTGCGGCACCAAACTGCGAGTTATCTAAAGCAGATACAAAATCTAATGGTCCACCGTTTACGTTCATGCTTAATATCCTAAGTCTTTAAATAGTTCCGCTTCTTCATCTTCCGGTGAGATCATCACCGCATCATTTTCCTTCTTAGAGTCGTAGCTCGGTATGGTTGCCAAATCCATGTTGAAGTTTATCCAACTGATTTTCCAGAGCACATGGTCCCTGCTACATTTAAAGTATTTCCGGTATGATCCGACTATACTCCAAGGGCTATCACCTCCCTTGGTTTCCTGAGACTCATCTTTGACTATTCCGGTGTAATCGCAGGCGTCACATCCGCATCCTTCCCACTGATTACATTTTGTCCTCTTATCAAGATGATAGATTTTGTAAAATTTGGCACCCCGATCATGGAGAGTGAGGCGTCAAGCAGCTCGTAGAACTTTGCATCATCAATCCAGCGTAGGTAATCAAGCAGTGCCTTTGAAGGCTCCTTCTTGTTATTCTGGATACACACTGCCACTACATAGATCAAGTCATTAGTATGATCTTTAATCGCCTTCCATATTTCTCCCTCTTCAACGTTTGGTGAGAAGATCGCATCTGGAATATTCAGTGCAACAGTTGAAATCCGGAATCTGTTACCGACTAAAATCGGATAGATGGTGAAAACCTTGTTCGGTTTCAAAAAGCCCTTTTTTATAAGGAGTTTCTGCAACCAGTTTTTAGGTCTGATATCTACCTCTACCGTCTTCGGCTGCTGAACAACTGTTCTTCCGACCTCGGCAAGTATTTTATTTAATTCAGTTTGTTCCATGGAAGATTATAAGAGGGCACCGTCAAGATGCCCTCGTAAAATGTTAAGCAGTTGGTGCATCGGTGTACTTGATCGCTCTGGTACCCGCCTTTGTAGGTTTCAGTGGTGTTCCAGTAAGAGCGATTCTTCCAAGCTGCGTCTTGTCGAAGTTGAAAGTTGGAATAGCCATGTATTTCACACGTGGAAGATCAATCACAACCCCATTTCTAGTGGTTACGCGGAATGATCCTTCTTTCAGTACCACATCATCACCGGACCAGGAATCAGGAGTACTGCCGGTACCAGCAACGTAGTCACCACCGAAAGTGTCACCCAGGGTTTTAGCGCTCACGTTGTGAGAGTCCAATTTCAGCTCCCACTTACCACCTGCAGTGATCAGTTGGTCATAAGGAGTATCTTCCTCTTCGGTCTCAACATCGGTGATCGTTGGAGGTGTGTAGATAAGTGATGCAGTACCTTTTACAGTTGCACCCAATACCTCTACAAGCGTGGTACCCATACCACCATCACCTGCAATGGCTCCCATGAGTACCGATGAAAGGCCGTATATTTTCTTCTTTGCCATATTATTGGTATTTAGTTGTTTAATGAATAAAATTCTACTCTCAGGTTTATGAAGTGCTGATTGTTCTCATCCTGAAAGATGTTCTCTTGTTGGAGATTAAAGCAGTACTGGCCAGTAGCCTCCCATATCTCCTCTCCTTCACCTAAAGCAAGGTTTGCCAAGTTCAGCAGGTAAGTAAGCCGGGCGGTATCAGGTTGGCTTCTGTCGGCAGCATTTGATGGTAAGATGAGGTTAGGAACAAAAACATTCACGTTCAAAACACCCTCCTGCACCTCTTCTCTGTTCAATCCAAGGCTGTTAATCACTACATCTTCAAGAGCAGAATTTAACGGCCGTTGGTACTTGCAGAGCTTTCCATTAGGCTTCTTCACATCAGTCATTAGAACCGAACGCGCTATATGCTGATAAAGCATATTTAAAGCCGTGATTGAGGTATAGCTCATGAGTTTTTAAGTGTCTTTCTAAAAGTTCTAATCGCTTTTTTGATTTCAATTTCTGCAATTTTTGAACTGGCTGTCAATACATCTTTACCCTTACTCTCTACAGCTGCTGCGTAATCCATACCTGCCAAAACTATTAAAACGTACCCCCTTGGATGTTCAGCGATAAGTTCACTCATCCGTTCGCTGCTGTCAGATGGAATCGCTCCACCTGATTTCTTTACACCATTTTTTAGAACTACATAGCAAATCGAAGATCTCAGGTTTCCGGTTACATCGTTATAGCTTCCATTTGCCCTAGCATTGTTTACGCAAGTTTCGCCTATGAACTTTAGGCGACTCAAGATCGCGCCTTCAATTGCTTGGACGCGGACCATAAACATATTGTTAAGGTCTGCTTCCGTAAACTTTGCTCTTATACCCATGCCCTTGCATTTAGCTGGCCCCGGTTGAATCGCTTCACTTCGCCTTGAGCAATCAACAGATCATCATTGAATCCTTTAATTGCGGTACCTGGTAGAACCTCTACCTGATCAAGTGGCATGTAAACGATCCAGCCAAAATCAAGCTGCTCGCCATCAGCGGAAAGAATACGCTCACCATCAGCATTCGGCTCAAACCTGCATTTAATTTCAACTGTGGATATTGAGCCTGGAACAATAACAGTGTCGCCATTCTCGTCAACCTGCTCATAACCTCCGGCTACGGTGTCGTACTTCAAAATATGAGGGTATTGAATGATCATTACCACATTCCTTTCACAGCGCTTACCACTGGCTTTTCAGTTTCTGCCTCATCAGTAACGCCCCACCTGCCTAAATACAGCTTGCGAGTTTTCATAAGTGAGGCCTTGTCATTCAAGGTCAGAGAGTAACCGCCTTCAGAGACGTTGCCGCTAGTACAAACAACTAAAATCAACTCTGCAGCACATAACTCAACCGCCTTTTTAAACGCTTTTGTATAGATAGCATCGCCATCTAAATCATTTTCGGTCAAGACGGTATTATAACTTTCCTCCGGAAGAGGAAAGTTAATTTTGCTTTTAAGTGATTTTAAGATTGTCTGCGTAGGCATTAGTCTTCTGTAAGTAAGTCAGCTTTTAAGTGATAAATACTTTCAATCTGCTCGATGCCGGGGATCGCGATCGTCTCAGCGGCTGTCATTTCGCCCCATGGGTTACGCTGAAACCATTTTGATAAAAGGATCCTATCAACAGTGGTGTACTCAACATTAGGCACCGGCTCCAATTCTTCAATTGAATAAGCATTGTGGATGATACCTAATTTACCAGATGGAACAAATACCAGGTTAGTATCACTGAAAGGACGCACAATGGTTTGCTTGCCATCGATCTCAACTCTTGAAATTGAATCAATAATTTTGAAGTTCGGCGCGTTGTTATCCGTTAGATAGTTGTTAAAGTTCTCTAACGTGAATACCGCACGTGCGTTCGATCCCGGGTTAAAATAAGCCTTCATCTCGCTCATCAACTCCTTGTTAAGCTTGATTTTGTTCCAAAGAACACTTGATAACTGAATCTCAGAAATTTCATCACCTTGATATTTTGCAAGCTGAACCATGTCCATGATCTCCGTGATCAATTTAGAACCTCCACCTAGAACATCATCAGACGATTCCTTGAAGTTGGTTTCCAATAATCCCATTGGGATAACATCGGTTACGATACCATCTGGATTATTGTCTTCGGTGATTTCAATGTAACCACGGGAAACAGCTTGCAGATACATATAATTGATCCTGGCTTTCACCGAGTCAGTTACATATTTCATGTCATCAAGAATGAACTTGACAATAGCTTTCAACTTATCAGCATCCTTCATCGTCTTGATGTTTTGAAGCATCAAGTAATCACGATACTGCTTTTGTGTTAAAGAACGTTTAACCTTGATTGATGGCACCTCACCATCAACACGAACAGCAGCTGAACGTGAACGGTGTGGGTGTAAAGCATCAATATCCACTACGGATGCCATTGACGCTTGACGCTCTTTACCTACAACGGTAGAGAAATCAAGACCAACAGTTGGCGTAGCCCAGTCCAGGTATTGCGTGTAGATAGGCTGAACCTTTGCAGCTTCTAATGCCTTCGCAACAACGCTGATATTTTCGGTATAGTCACCGAACACAGACTTAAATTGTTCTGCCATTTCTTAATTATTTACTTTGTGAAAAAATGATGAGCGGCAATAATGCTTTCACATCAGCCGGAACACCTGGAATTCTGCGCGCGTACACTGTGCCACGTAATACAACTGTTAAAGTCGTGTTTGGCTCTACCTTGCGTGCCTCGTAAAGCAATCCAGTTGGAGTACCTGACAATGCAGAATTGGTTGCGCCTGTTGTAGACGACTGGAATAACGGAGCGCTAACAGCAGCAGCACCTAAGGTGGTACCAACAGTTAAACCATCGTAATTAGCATTGCTTTTATCGATTGCAGTAACCGGATAAGCTTTGCCTTTCAGACCCAAACCGATGTTGTCTCCGACAGCGATCTGGCTTCCTTTTGCAACTCTGTAAACTAATGCATCTGCAGCAGCCGCTTCAATTACTGTTGCTGATTTTAAAACCTTTGCTTTGCGGGTTGCATCATCCGCAATGATTACCGATCCCGCTGGGATGACAGAGCCTTCAACAAGTCCGTCGGTATCAAGAGTATATCCGCCTTGAGAGACTTCATGTACTAACTGATAAACGGGGATGTCGCCAGTCGCTTCTTTTCTTTTTAATCCTAAACCCATTTTTTAGTATTTAAACTGTTTCAACTAAACCTTTTAGAGCCTCTTCCATTCCGGATTTAATGGCCGCTTTTGCAGCAGGAGTTCCGCTTGGAGCTGCATCGCCAATAATGACTTTGCCATCCTTCACTTCTCCGTTAACTGCGAGTTGTTTTGTTTCAGTCCAGTCAGTCTCTAAGGCTGCAAGAGCAGTTTCCTGATCATAGTTTTCCACCGAAGTATAAACTGAAGCGTATTTCTCCAGGTACTTTTCAGGGATACCTTTAGCTTTTGCAGCAGCTTTAAAGTCGTTGATAGTTGATTTGCCTTTTTCGCCAGCAAGTTGGGTTTCCAGAGATGTAATCTTGGTCATCAATGGTTTTGCCCAGGCTGGCATATCGTCCTGATTGTCCTCAGCACCTTTTTCAGCCGCTTCAGCATCAGCTTTCGCTTTAGCATCTGCATCGTCCTTTGCTTTTTTGTTGTCGGCCTCACGTTGACGGTCGTCAATTTTAGCAATGTCCGCATACGACATGAAATCGTTGTAGTCATTAAGCTTGTCATCAATCTCGTCCTCATTGGTGATTTTAGAAACCACATAGTCCGCGATTTTGTCTTTACGAGTCTTAGATAGGTTCACTCCTGGAAACAGCGCTCGCAGTCGTGCCAATACTTTGTCCTTCATGTTTGTTTTTTAAGCTTTTGAGAATAAGCCTAAAATTAAAGAGGATAAATTGGAGTGAGTTTTTTAATGCTTTACGAATATGGAAACGTAAAGCATTTACTATTTTTACCAAAAATTAACTCGATGACACTGCATGAAAAGTTCGAGAGGTACATAAAAACTCTTGAAGTAATCTACTCACTTGAATATCAAATCAACAATCCGCTTCCTAGTGCAATTGAAAGATCAATAGTCAACGAACATAGTAGCGATGTAATTCATTTATCTCATGAACTTCGTCCAGCCAAGACCCTAGAAGAACTTAACATTGATTTGGGGGAAAATAGAAGAGCACTAAGACTACTCCAAACAGAACTCTTTACCATCTTAAAAGATCTTAACCTTAATACCGTAAAACTGCAGGTAGATGATTTATTATACCTAGTCGCTCCAGTCGATAGGTTCAGCATGAACTCAAATTCAGGTAAATTGTTTAAAAAGGCCGGTAGTATTACCTATAGACTCATATTGTAATTCCATTGTCTGTTACCCAGTCAGGTTTACGCTTCCAATTATCCATGGAACCTTGCTTCTTCTCAACATAGGTCTTGAAATTTGAAGGCGTTTCCTTTACCCTTCCCTTAAACTGAAAATTATCTGCTGTACCATTAAGTAAAGCCTGTTCATATTTGTCGTAGTCATCCGGACTTGCAAGTTTTGCCGTGCAGTTGCACATACATTGCGGGTGCCACCTTCTCCAGGTGAATGTTTTAGGATAGGTTCCTTTTAGGTCGTCGCAGATGTCTGTGCGCGGGTGATTGTTTGACAAATTCACCTGGTATCCAATGATAAATGGCAGATTTTGATATCGCACCATATCCGCTTCTCTGTAGCTGTCATTGATTGTGGTACGGGTAATCCGCATGAAGTTCTTGTAAGGTGATCTGTATACGCCTTGACCCGGTGCACCCAGATCTTCATAGTACTTCTTAGCAGCAGATGATAGTTGTAGTTTCCCATCAGCATCGCGTACCCTTCTGAAAAGCGGCTCCGGATTCTCCATATACTTAACCTGGTCACGGGCCATAGCTGCAGCTGACTTGCCTTCACTAAGCCCGGCAAAAAGGTTCTGCTCAATCTGGCCCTGAAGCTGCGTAGTGTATTTTAGTACTCGTTTAGAAAGATCAAGACCTGCAATCTTTCGCTTAGTGAACTGCTCTAGGGCTGCACTTTGCGGATCATAGATCATTCGTTCAACCTCGCTTGCCAGCTTCTTGCCGGCATAGTGCTTATGGATTACCTCCGCGTTCTTTTCAGTAGATAGTTCCCACTGTTCATTGATGCCATTTAGTAATGTAATATTTACTTCTTGTGTGAAGTCCATCAGCACGTCTGTGACTTTCTTATTTAATGCCGGATAATCTGAGATCCTGAATGTGCCTGACTTCACCGCCAGTAATGGCAATTTTCGGTAGATCTTTTGAATGGTCTTCAAGTATTCTGAACGAAGCTTTTTCTGGACTCTTTGAATTCCAGCCAAGTGTCTGGCTTCGAATTTCTTATTAATTTTATCAGGCATATCAGCTATTAAGACTACATTGAGAAAAACCCACAATTATGTTCATTGGAATTAAGTATGACGTCTACTCAAATGATAGCGTCTACACAAAAAACGAAAACCTTAACACCTTGATTGAAAAAATGAACTTGAATCTAATGCTTCCGGTCGCATGCATTTATGACTATGGTAATAACAGGTTTGTTCAGCTACATGATGCTTACAAAAGACATATTGAAATATTGTTGATTACAATTGAAACAAATAGATAATTAAAAAACCGGATGGGAACCACTCCACCCGGTCAAACTAACCTTTAAAACCAAACATAAATCAAAATGAATAAGTACGCTGTCCATCAGCATTTCAAAGGTATGTTATGCTCTTTACGTTTTTTCAACATTTTAATCTTCAATAGTAGATAGTTCCTCGCTATCCATCTGCAAATTTTCAGCATCAGCATCTTTGACGAGCGGGTTAAGCTCAACAGCTTTCTTGCGGCTCATGATCGGCTTACCTCCCACTGCAGTCGATAAGGTTTCCATGAACTCTTTGATGTTATCTGGTAGTGGATTTCCAAACTCGTAACTGATCTTCAGGTTTTTCAGTTCCTCTGCCATGCTTTGGCTCACATCTATGATGTTCTTGATCATAGCCTTTAAAATGTTGATTTCACGATCGATCATTTCCTCGAAAAGCTCCAGCTTGTCCATGGCTTTAAGGATTGCCGGAAAGAACTTCATTTCAAGAGCTTTGCCGCTGTCCTGTCCAAGGCTTTTCAACTGATCACTGGTAAGATCGGGAGTGTCTGTGAAATACAGGATGTAATTATCCCAGGTAGTACGCTCATCTTTAACCATATCAATGGCCATTGATGGAGAAAGATAGGATGCACTCGCGCCTTGGCCGGTTAACTTAACAACCTTGCCGGTTTCTTCTTTACCTGGCAGCGATTCCACATCACCTGTAAGTACTAATATTGAATCTGCAGTGTAGTCATTGTTATCAGCGCGCTTAGAAACAAGCATCTCCTGACGTTCAATAATGGCCTGTACAATGTCCCATTCTGTTTCTTCCTGCTCATAGTAACTGTAACGGATCTTCTTAGCCAGGTTCGTAGTTGGCTTGACTTGCCAAAAGCCGTCAATCTTTGAACATGATACAATGATGTCTGAGAACTCAGCGTCAAAGTGTTCAATCACCTTATCTCCACTCTTAGAAGTGTATCCACGAGCAATCGACTGCATCACGCCGTATTGATCCTTTTTGTAGTAGAGATCATTGCCATTTTCTTTGTTTAGCAGGATGCATTTGATGCTGTTGAAAGCTTCGGCTCCTTCCGCCTCAGGATCTCTATATTCAACAAAAAGCTTAGCTGAAGCAGTCTGAGAGAACAACGTCCGGGCGTTCTTTCGGTTCAAGGTGGCCATGCGCATACTGGTCCAAAGCTCATCTATCATCTTGAAAGCCTTATCGGTGCCCTTGCTCTGCTGAATAAGCTTCACCGGCTTACCGAACAAAAAAGCAACAGCAGACTGAACGATCTTTCTTTGATATGGAAGCGGAATCTTTGCTTGAGGCACCTCTTCGCTATCCACGTACTTCTTTGGCCGGTCGTGAATCTTATGGGTTGCGACGTTCCACTCCTTCAAAGCAGCCTCAACCTTATCTTTCCTGGTGGAAAACAAAGCTTTTGCCTCATCAACTAAACCACCCAGCAGCAACGAGCGAACGTCAGTGCTGTCAATTTCTTTTTTTACTTCTTCTTCAGCCATTATGTGAATTTTAATAGAATCCTAATTTTGCCTTGCTTTGAGCAGCTACAACTATGTTTTTGCCGAAGTTCTCGACCATTGCAGTCAATGTATCCGGTCCATCGTCATGCTCGTTATTACCTTGTGCCATATATTCAGTTACGTCTTTGTAGAACTTTGGGAACAGTTTGTCCCAGCCATCTGGCATAAATATCATGTTGGTCACGTCGGCAGATTTAGTGTAAATACGCACCTCTTTATTTTCGGACTGGTGATAGGTAGAGAAGCGCGTCTTTGTGTTACCCAGCATTCTAGTCCCTTTTTCGATGTTTCTTGCAAATCCCTCACCCCCGTTGTTACTCTCCACGTTAGCATGCTGTACAGACTGTTTCATCATCTGCAAAGCAGTCTTAGGTTCAGTCTTAACCATTGGTTCCTGAGTGTAAATCACATCAGTGATGTACATACCGGTATCTATTTCGTCGTATGTTATTGAACAGAGAAAGTCGGTACCCTTATCAGCTGTATCAATTTGAGCCTTCCTGGTGACCTTTGACGTGTAGGGTAAAAAGCCAGGTGTATAGGTTCGGAATGGCTCGTATAGCAAACCAATCTTTGATGTCGGGTTCTGCTGGTAAAGACATTCAAACACATGGCTATTACGGCTTTTTGTCTTGAGCAGCTTTTCTATGTTATGCTTTTCCGGATATAGCGCTTCACCTTCTTCACGTGGATCATAGTCATTCGGTTCACCAACTTTGATCGCCGGATAAACAATGACCTCCCAATCATCCGCTTCTTGCTTTAACAGGTATCCTGCAAGATCATCCGGATGCCAACGGGTAAAAACTAGCAGCTGTTGTGAATCGTTGTGAAGCCTTGAGTCAGCCACGGTATCGTACCAATCCTGAACATTCTCCCTAACCTTTGGTGACCAGGCAGACATTGCATCCTTATACAAGTCATCCATGATCAGGATATCTACGGGTTCGCCGGTAAGGGCTCCACCTACACCGACCGACTTTAAGCCGCCTCGATGATCAAGCATTTCAAACTCGTCGCTGGTTCTTGCGTAGCCATCACTACCATTGGAAAGCTTTGACTCCGGAAATATATCCTGGTAGCTTGGATCTTCCATGATCCGCTGGATCTCCCTATTGAACTTTCGAGCCTTTGACGAATTGTAACAGGCAATAGCTATTTTCCTATCGGGATTCTTCCCGAGCATGTACGGCGGTAAGCGACGTGTAGAACCTTCCGATTTACCATGCTGTGGCGGCACAAATACCATCAGCTTCTTGATCCTACCTTCTGCAAAGTCGTCCAGCTTCTGGTAATATGAATTATGAAACCAGGTTGCTTGAAACTTATGATTAAAGGTGTACTTCGTAAAATTAAGAACGGTCTTTTTTGCGGAGCGCTTGAATTTTTCCTGCTCCGCGATCATCTGCTCGATCAAGAGCTTTCTTGAGGGAGCCAATAATGTCATTGCATCTTATCCCTTAATTCAAGGATCTTTTGTTCCAGCTCTTCGTCGGTCAGTTTCTCAAGCGCCTTATTCAGACTTTCACCTTTAGTTGTATGATCAACTTCTGATTTCTCGATGTAGCCTCGAGCCTTACCCCTTGTTTTCAAAAAGAAAATGATGGCAGTATCACTACCATTATTGATAGATGTGAGGAGTTTACTTTCTGCGAAGTCGATCAGCGATTCTGTCTGATCTTCAATTGCTTCTCTAAATTCCGGGTCAGTTTCCTTCCATAGGTATATGGTACGGCGGCCTACCTTTAGTGCCTTTGCCGTTTCCGATATGTTCCCTGCTTTAGCTTTGAGAACCCGTATGAATTTTGCTAAATCGGGCTTTTTGTAAGGTTCCATGATTGAATATTAAAACGGCGAAGAATTGCTGATTCCTAGCCTTCTGTTAAACCTATACCTGGCAGCTCTTTGCCTTGCTGCGCTTGCTCTTCCAGCTCCAGCTCTTCCCGAACTGGATTTACCGCTACTTCCTGATGCCATAGTTCTTTCCCCCTTACGCTTTTATTAATTGTTTTAAATTTCTTGATTATGAATTCCTGGTATTTGTCGTTAAAGTCGTATAGCTGCTTAGATTCTTCAATTACAAACTGTTCGATATTGCTGCTGGACCTAAGATTAGCGGATCCATGAATCACAACGTGATGACCGCAATACGTTTCGAATATGCAAAGCTTACAATGGGTGCTTGCTGCTGCTAACTGGAACTTATTGCCCTTATCCAGTTCCTTGTACAGATATGGCACCAGGTTACTTCGTTCATGTGAGTAAAAGTAGTCCGACACAATCAGGTTCAGCTTGTCAAGATACTCACCGTTCAGCAAGATTGCCAGGCTATCTACATTGTTTTCAGACAGCGACAAGGTTGATATCGTCATCTTCTTTACGTGTAGATTATGCTGAACAATAAAGGCCTCTATGAAGTCACCGAAGATAAAGCTGCCATTAACTAACACAAAGTAGCGGTAATCTTTAAGCTGTTTGATGTCGGTTGCAAGCTTCACGGCATTGCTGTACTTCAAATTTCTTTCTGCGATTTCCTTTGATTTTGGCGGCTTGATGTATCGTGTCTTAAACTCCAGATTGATATCCAGAGCACCGGAAAAGTCATCCAGATTAACATCAGCATCAAAATCAAGATTCGCCATGTTCAGCTTCATAAACGTAAAATTAAGCATTAATGCTGTATATGTCAAATAAGCATATAGGCAGACGAATAGTATGAGAATTATTTTTAAATTTATTATCAACCTTGAGTAATCGCGATATATGCTTTGGGTTCAAACTTTAAAACATGAACATAATAGGTATTAATATTCGTAAGCTTCGTCAGAAAAATGGATGGAGTCAGAAACATGTCGCTCAGAGATTACATATCTCTATACCGGCACTCTCTAAGATAGAAACAGGCATGACGGACATTAACATTTCCAGGTTAAATCAATTAGCGGACTTATTTGAAGTTAGTGTGCTGGATATCATTTGCATCGAGAAATACCACCCGATGACAGAAAGTAATGAAAAAGTTAATCAGTTGATTGTTGACTTATCAGCTGCCAGGGAGCATATCATCGTACTTCAAAAGAAAGTAATTAACCTTCTTGATGAAAACAGGGAGTTATCAAAGCTTATGGCAAATTCTCATTGACGAAAAAAGCCTCGAATAAACGAGGCTTTTAAATTTCTTCTGTTAGGTTTTAGTATGTCGTGAGCTTAGGTTTAGCCAGCGACCGCTTGACGTATTGGTAAACTCCGAAGACAGCACCAAGGGCCGCGACCAGCCAGGCATACCATGCATCTATGCCGCCAGACTTTGGAGTTGATTTGATAACGTTCACGGCATCGACAACTGTAGCCTTCAGTTCCGGATCAGTCAACGCCTTTCCAACTGAAAGCAGGCTGTCTGTGAGATTCTTCTCTTCTCCAGAGAAAACCTGCGTGGACACTAACTCCTTGTTATCCGTTTGTTCCTGAGCCTTCACCTGGACCGGGTAAAGTGCTGACATGACCACCAGGCCAATCAACATTAAAGCTGTTCTTAATTTAACCATTGTATTGCTATGCCTGTGCTTGTGGATTCCCGGCAGCCTCAGGACTTGAATTTTGTGGAGCCGATTTTGTGGAGCCGAACTATGATCTGGGCTTAAGTGATATGAATTCGAATCTCGTCGGGAACACTACCCGGGGTTTACTTTTGGTGATGATTCAGAACTTCATCAACCGCGTTCTGCAGATCATTCACCACCTCATCTGAATGATCACCTTTTATAAAAATTTGAACACCTGGATCTGTGGTGTAAATACTAACGCTCACAAGGCCGTTCACGAACGCCTGGCTTTGTTTCTCCCGATCAGCCGGGTACCTTGGTTTAATTTGCTTTGCCATTATTTGAAAAATTGATTTTCGATTTTGATCAGCTCATAGAGCCTGTACACTTCAACCCGGAAGTCCTCATAAGCTTTGAATGCCACAATCGCATTTGCAACAGTGAGGCTTAGCACCTCCCTTGATGTTCCGAGAATTCCAGATAACGTCTTGAGCACGCCCAGCCTGGTATTTCCTGATGTCAACTGCATAAGCTTTTCGGGATGATAGAATAGCAGAATGATCGCAGTCAGCTGCTCTCGGCTTTCGGTGATCTTCACCCGGCTTTTTCCCTCGGTCCAGTTTTGCTCTGTAATGCCTTTCTCCTTTTTGAAGCTGGTAACAATCGGATCAATATACTGCAGGTCATCAAGCGAGCATTCAGGCAGGCTTATCCTGATCTTTTCAGTGATCATACTTGCAATTTCAGGGTAATCCTTTTGCAGCACGGTGATCATTAAAGCAGAGTGTTGATCATTCATTAGCATAAAGGTAGTAATTATGCTCCTAATGTTGTATAAGCATATTCTAGATCTTAATTATAGGATCACCTTTTCATGAGCAACGGACCTATTTTCATCAATCTCTTTAGATGTTACTTTGACTAGGTTTGATTTGTTGAATAATTCGATCATATATCTTGAAGCAGTCCAGCCTGTGAGAATAATAGGTCTTGCAAAAGACTTCTTTTTGATCTTTACGTTTACGGCTCTATATAAAGATTCCCCATCTTTAGGATCAACACCTGTCTTTTTCCAGATACGCCTGTTGTCTGATTTAGTTTGTTTTTGGTAAGCCATGGTTTTATAACTTTACTGAATTTACATTACTGGAAGCTCGGGTAGGTATGACCACTTAACAAGGCCAGCCTCTTTCGCGTCCACTATCCATGTATTTTGGTAAACATACATTGTTCCGAAATCGCCATCATCATCTATGAAGTATATTTGATGAGTTTCCTTCTTTGGAATAAAGGAAAGGTCATACCATTTATGTTTAAACTGATCAGCGTAGACTTCCATAGCTTCGGTTATCAAATCGACATTAGAAGAGATTACCCTCCCTTCAAGGGTTTCGGTTGGTGCCTGATATACGTCTTTTTCTATAAGAATCTCATTTGCTGTTTTCATAATCTAAAATCCATCAAGTAAGCAGGCGACTACACCCACAATCAAACCTGCAATGAAAGATATGATTATGCTGGAATATTTATCGAAGAAACCTTTCTTTTGTTCCGGCTTTAAAAGTGGGAATTTGTGATTTAACACACCGGCCATGTTCTCCGTTGTTTCGGATGTTATTGGATTTACACTTCGACTGATTGAATACTTACTTCTGTCCAAGCCATCGATAACTTCATCTACTGTGTAACGTTTTTTCTCTTTCATGGTGTTATTTGTTTTTTACTTTTAAGCTTTCAAGCACCTCTTGCTGATCAAAAATGAGCTTTCGACCAATGCGGCTGTGTGGTATAGAATTGTTTTTGATGTGCTTAATAGCGGTTTTCTTGCTACAATTAAGAATACCTTGTAGGCCTATAAGGCCATAAACATAATGATTCCCCATATTTGTTAATATTTAAATGTTTTTTCAATTGCTTTCGCTACGTCGTTCTTATTGTATAGAAATTTTCTACCCACCCTTTTGAAGGGGATCATTTTTTTATTCCTATACTTGACTAAGGTAGCAGCGGATATATTCAAGAATGAACAAATCTCCGCAGTATCAACCAGAGTATCTTCGTACAAGGAAATCTTAGTGGTTGTGATTTTCTCTTCAAGATGTTCCTTCAATGCTTCTTTGATGATGTCTTTGATGTCATCTCTGGTATAGGTAGTTACTAAAATATCAATCATTGATTTAGTTTCTTACATAAATCCTCTATAATGGCGTCTTTTTCTTTGATTTTAGCAATTAGCTTTGTCTGAATATGGTTGTAATTATCCTCGATTTTTTTTGCCCACTCAGGTATAACCTCGATATCAGAAACCTTCTTATAAAGTTTATTCTTGTTATTAATTGTAGATGCTAGGGCTTGATCAATTTCTGACTTCTTAAAGTAAACGGTTCGGCCAGTTTGGTAGAATTTGAGCACGCCATTGTTTTTATATTTGGTAATAGTCTGCTTTGAAACTCCCAAATATTCGGCGGCTCCCGCATAATCAAGCCGCTCGTCTTCTAAGTGTACACTAGCCACTTGGTTGCTTTGTAATTCTAATACCGCCGACTTAGCCCCGTTATACGCAGCTTTCTGTACGGAAGTAATGAAAGATGAAGAAAGGATATTACTATCTTGTTGTACGGTAGGTTTGCCGACTTGACTTTCTTTCCTTATTGCTTCAATTATTCTCGGCTGAATACGGAAAACGAAATCAGTAGTTTCCTTATAATACTTCTTCCCCATTCCCGGAGTAGATTCCAGTTTTACTGGATCTGAATAAAGTAAATCATTAATTGTTAGTACACCTTTTATTGCAAGTGCATTGACTAATCTAACACTAAGATCCATGTCTCGAAGAGTGGTTTCTAAAAAGTTCATTATGGATATTTTAAACTAAAAAAGCCTTATCGACCGTTCAGAAGTTGCGCTTTCCTACTAGGCCAATAAGGCTTCAAATATCTTGTGATGGCTAACTCTGTGGCGCAACCCGATTAGCATGAAACAAATATATAAACATTATGCTATTTATGTCGATGCAGCATTATTTATTTGAAATAATTTTCTTGATCGTCTTAATGGTTTTAGCTGTTAATAGTTCTTGAGGCGTAACTCTGATCAATGACCAACCTAAAGTAGCCAGCAGCGTACTCTTTTCACGATCACGAGCAAGGCCAGTACCAGATGAATGACCTGAACGCTCCTTACTCCATGTGCCACCATCAACTTCAATACCTATCTTGTATTCAGGAAAGCTATAGTCAAGGCGAAACAGTCTCTCTGTGCTAAAAAAGAATTCTGGCCAACAGTCAAGCCCTTCCTTTTCCATAAGCATGGTGAACATGTCTCTCTGCTTCTCCTTGTTGGCAATGTTCCTGATATCGTGAATGTCACCTGTCTTTATATGAGTTGTTCGCGGCTTCCGCTTGTTTCTGATCTCGACGGCAGCTATGGCCTTTGGATGATTTGGCGGATACAAATTATCTCCTACCATGATGTAACCCCTTTCAAGGCAATTGTGAACGATGGCTTTTGCTAATGCTGGTTTCATTTAGTAATATTGGACATGAGTTGGACTACATTTGTTGAAAATGGGAAAATATCTATTCGTTTTCTACTCCCTATTGCGCTTCTTTCGGCTTCGTTTCTATTTCTTCCGGAGTTGTGGAAGCAGAAGCTACATATAGACAATCTAAGTGATACTTATGCGCAGTACATCGGTCCTGCGTTTTTAATCTCTTCAGTTCTGATATTAATAGACATCACGGTTTATATATATAATTCAATCCGTTTAGTATTTACCAGATCAAAGAATAAGAAAAACATTAAAAACCATATATCAAAATTAACATCATCAGAGAAAGCTGTGTTACGAGAATTCTTCATGAACGGTCATGACACAATTCCACTACCATTCACTCATCCTACTGTGGCAGGTCTTATTAATAAGTGGATACTAGTGCAAGTAAGTAGTCATGGTGGCATATTCTATGGTGAGCCTTGTTTTAATTTCACAATTAGCGACACAGCAAGAACATTCATTACTTACGATCTAATTGATTTACCGGTAAAACCTACTTCTGAAGATATTATTGTACTATCCAGGAGCCGTCCGGATTGGCTAAAATAACTAATGGTACTCCCAAAAGCTAAGTTTCCCTTTTACATTCTCGATCGGCTTGTCATAGAGCACCGGATTTGCAAGCACCCAGTTCCAGACGTATGGCTGGCCTTTGCGCAGTATATGAATCCCGGTTTCCGGACATTTATCATACGTCATTTGCTCGGCCCACACGCTTGGATGATTGAGTACGCAGTCGACGATATCAACTTCTCCGATGATCATCGATTGGTTAAAGGCAGATTTGAATATGAGTTTGCGTACTTCAGGAGCATCCAGTCCTATTGCTTGTATTTGGTCCGCGGTCATCAGACCACCCAGGTCGCCGAACTTATTACAAGCCAAGGACTGACCGGCATGAATGTATATCCTACCCCTGAACTTAGTTCTCCAGGTTCGGTTCTCGATGTCTTTAATCCCTGCAGCAATAAGCAGTGCCCAAGGGTTTTTAATTGTTAATGTTTTCATGATACTGACTTTATGTGGCGGGTATATATTGCGGACGATTTATGATACACTTTACTTCAATTATCTTACTTTTCATTAGCGGCGCCTGGATGGGTTCCGCTATTGTTTTATAACAGGTAGGTAACCATCTTGACTTTATTAGTTAATTCCCGGTTGGTACCGTTCTGATCATAGAACTGATCCCGGTTGTAGATGATGGTGGTATGATTCCGGCCGAACATCTGCCCTACCACTTTTAGCGTGATCATTGGATCCGCCATCAGGATTAACCCGATCGCAATTCGCCTGGCTACTTTGAGTTTTCCAGATCTTTCTGGCCCAAGCAGATCAGCCTTATTCACTTTTAAAGCTTCGCAGACTGCCTGGATTATCGCTTCAGGTGTTTGACCTTGTACCGTGCTGCGAACGTTGGTTCGTGCCGGCTGCTGATGGGTTTGGTAGGATTGTAACATGGTTAGTTAGATTTATTTTAAAATTTATTTGGTTTTACTTTGGCCTTGGGCCATATTGTCTTCACGAAGGTTGGATGGCCGGTAACTCAAGCTATTGTCGTTAATTAAATTTGAGTTTGATAGCGGGGGCACCCATATGAGAGCGTTAATTTAGCCCCCGCTTGTTTTGAATATCTACCCTCTCGACTATTCGCGCTATCCAGCGTCTCTTCCTAAATCTGAAATTCTAATTCTATTCTTATATCCCTCTAATAAGTCGATGCTATATTGCAATCGAAATAGTTAACTCAATTTTGAGTGCGTGTTAGCGTATGCGGGTACCTGGATGGGCTACCCGCTTTGCTTTAATCAATACTCATATGCCCTTCCGTTTCTTCCAGCTTTCCATCCAATCAGAATATCGATCGAGAAACCGACATGCAGGTGACTTGCCGGTTAGAGCCCAAATGAACGGATCTGCAAAAATCAATGCGACAAACAGGATGCATCCTATCAGGACCAGCAGCAGGTATGTGAATCTGTAGATTGGTTTCATTGCTTTTCTACATTTAACCTCGTTTTAATGTGGCAATGTTATATTGCCTTCAGGTTAGAACTAATGGTGAATTAGTTACGTGTTACTGCAAGCGGGTGCCTGGATAGGTTACCCGCTTCTTTTTTAGGCTCATAAATGAATATACCAGCCTCTGCCACGCATTCGGGCGCATCAAACGCTCTGCTCTCTTCAGCAGCTGCTCATTGTAGTACTGGTTGATTAGGTGCAGCTTCAGTTGGTGCAATGCCTGCGCTGCTTCCAGGGGAACCCGCGTGTCTAATGCTCGGATCTGTAAGATCGTCACCTCTTCTATTTGTTGGATGGTTGTTTTCTGTATCATAGCTTAGTAGTTAGGTTTCACTTCAATTACTTTCACAGGCATTTTAACCTCATCAGGACGTTTGTACCTTTCCGAAGTGAGATCTTCTTTTGCACACGATGACAGCGCAACGGCTGCTACCAGGATGATTAGTTTAATGGTTCTCATGGCTCTACCCCCCTAAAGCTTTAAATACGATTGGAGAAAAGACCAGCACCGCGATGATGATGATCGCTACAATTTTCCATGTCGGGCAATCGTGCCCTGATCCATGTTGTCCGATGCTTGCCATAATTAAAAGTTTACATCGTTAGCGTCCAGTTCGCCGGCATGCCATACGCCTTCGATTGATGCGACTATGCCAGCAGCAATAACCGCGATCAGAATGATCAGTAGTTCCATAATGAAAGGTTTTTAGCTGGAAAAGCCCGCATATTTCTATGCAGGCTGGGTTGTTTGTGTGTATGTAGTCCTTAAATGAGAAATGCCCTTGAAGTTTCAGCCGGCCAGCGTCACTCCAAAGACATTCAAGATCTTTTTTGACGTGGCCGCGTCGTTCGTATAAATCAAATATAGTAATTATGCTGTTAATGTCAAAAGAGCATAATACTTTAAATTTCATTTGATGCATCAGCATCAATTCTTAGTGAAATAGTTTCATGTGTGAAATCAGTTAGTGTTGATTATACACTTTGATGCACGTTCTCTAGAAAGCTATTGATGAAATCCCTCCTATTGCTACTTTTGTCCTTGAGAGCGTTAATTTGAATTGGGCAGCCAGCCATGGTTGCCCTTTTCTATTTCATGGTAGTTATCAACTCACCACACCGATTTTCACAATCATCTTTCATTCACGAGCAAAAATGTAAAAGCTCTACTCATAATAAGTGTAGTTGACAAGTTCTGGCAGACAAATCCCGTATGTTGCATACACACAAATGTTAAGTCAATGTTATGCTACGAATAATTTACCTAGACACAGAAGCTGGATACAAGTCTGCCGAAGTTCAATCCGATAAATGTCTACAGAACAAGCTGCATTCGATAAGTAGAAAAGGCATGTTTATAATCTGCGTTATTGACACACGCACCAACGATATCAATTTACAATGTACCGGATTTGATGCTCATGCAAGCTTCGTCAGCACCTGCTATCCACAAATCAGTATTAACTAGCAACTAGTAGAGAATACAAGAGCTTTAGTCAAAGCCTTTCAGAAATGGGGGGCTTTTTTGTTGCATTATCATCGACTAGATCATGTACACGAACGTTGATTCGTACTTAACTTGTTCTTAATGCCGTTCAGCTACCTTGCGATGCTTTGATATTCCACCACCATGGATCTGAGTGTTTCAAGTGCGGGGACCTGGGCGGGCACCCCGCATTTTTTTGAAACTGAACAATGCAATACTTTAACCATACGCCGTTAAACTATTTATAGGTTTGTTGGCTTTACGAGAACTTTAATAATCAAATAAACTATGATGACAGGAACCAGAATCGAAAAGTGCTCCGGGTGCGGAAACGTCAGCGTAGACCGAGTTCCACGCAGCAGATGGATAAAAACTTTCTTGTTCTGGTTACCGATCGCACAATACAAGTGCATGAAGTGCCGAAAGCTGTATTATAGGTTGAAAAAGTAAACCAAATTTAACGCACCGACATCCTGATAGGCTCTTCCTTTTTTTCCTCAGTCAAAATCTTTATACCTAGCCATTGCGTTTGTATATTTTATGTAGCAGCGTAAGGAACTGTTATGTTTGGTAACGGGGGATGTTGAGAGACATTGGCCCCGTTTTTCATTTCAGCATATCAATGTAGGTGATCTATGATCCTTTTGACCTCTTGATTTTGTCAGTTTGATAGTCGTTATGACTAATAAGTACTTTACAGCTTCCTTATTGCAGGCCTAATAACTCCTTAGAATATGATATTAAAAGTTCTTTCGCGAGTGACAATGACAAGTCAACACCCTTGTCTTTTCCGGTCTTGATCATTCTATTCCATACTCCCTCGTTCCTAGATGCTTCTAAAAAGTCATGGCCGCTATTAGTTAGCCGCTTTGGTTTATGGCCATTACTTGTATGATGGCAAAGCACATATCCTGCATCTTCAAGCAGTTGCAAATGGTAATTAATTTCCTGTTTCGTATATCCGTCAATTACAACATTCATCACGTAAGGTGCTGGTGGCTCCACTTCGACAAACGCAAGAATCTTCTTTGATAGCGTAAGGTCTCTCTTCATTTTGCTAAATCTTATAAGTAATGTAAAAAACAACTATTGGGTTGACAATATATGTGGACCAAGTTTAAAAAGTATCCAATATCAACTTCTTCAGATCGCTCTCTATGCTTGTGAACTTCTCACGGCTGCTATCTGGAAGATCTTCTTCCCTAATTGTTAGAAAGTAGAACATTTGTGGAGGCATGTCTAATGCCTCACACAACTTGTCAATTGTACTTTTATGCGGCTTCTTACTTCCATTTTCAATATGTGAAAGTGAGGCCTGGGTAATACCCGCAGCTGAAGCCAACTCAGCTTGGCTTAAACCTTTTTTCTTTCTTAATTCTGCTAAAAGTTTCCCTGTATCCATGATTCAATAATATCCTTAAGGACGGGCTTCAAGAGCATAAGCCAATCAAAAAGTTCTTTTACAATTTCTTTGATCCTTTTAGAATCAAGCTTCTTTGTTTTTATACCGGATTCTAGCTCTGCTATAAGATGCTCTATCTGAATCCGGTGTTCTGATGATAATTCTTTATTTTCTAATAAGCTGTTAGCAATTCTAATTGCTGTTTGCAATTTATCTTGGTCCACTGTGTGTATCTATGATGTATATAACTAAACTCAATTTTAACTTTCTCTAAAAATTGGCTAGTTATATGAGCATCATCAAGATTTTTAAATAGAATCGGAACCTTGCACCTATACATTGACTTAAAATCGATCGTGATTCTACTTAACGAATGGTTTATCACGCTCGACAACAACCTTCTCAGATGCTCAAGAGCTAACTCTACATCTGACAATCTCTTACTTGTCGACTCACGAATTCTAACAGCTCCCATGATAACCCGATTTGCAAGTCGCTCGTGGTAGTAGCCGTTATTTTCATAATCTTCCAAAAAGTCATCTTTAATGCCCCACAGGTTATAAATACTATAACTTTCTTCTTCTTTAAGTTTCTTTGTTAAGGAAACAAGTCGCTGAATCCTCTCTGTGATAGCTGAAAAGGTTAAGATAGTTCCTTTACTCATGTTATTTCTTTTTGATACTCAAAAGTATATAAAAAAAGAGATAAATGCAAATGTTATTTTTGATAGGATATTATTTGGAAACCCAATTCATCAAGTTCGTACTTTTCCATGGATTCTTTTGTAGATCATCACTTTCCTGCACATGATGTGGTGCTGGTTTGCTCGCATGTCGATCATCCTGCAGGCATGCATAAAATCCCGGTACATCATCAGGAAGATTTCATGTTCCGTCATGGCTATGCCTCCTGTAGTTCGTTTTCCAAAACCAATTCTAAGCTGATTGATGTTGGTGGCATGAGTTCGCGGAAGCGGGATGTTTTAAAAGCACATTCATCATAACCGATATCTGCGTATCTATGAATAGGATTTATTATTTCCTCGAGTCTTATTCCGTATTCATCAATTGATCTCACGGTATAGATTACTTTTTTAACCGGATATACCTCATCAGGGTATCCGTTGGTAAGATCCCAGTTATCATCTACCAACTCGACAAGTGATCCGACTCTCATACCTCAACCTTCTTTACCTCAAAAGCTCCTCTACAAGCCGCGCTTGCGTCTCGAACGACCACCAAACCCAGAGATAGTGAATCAATCAATTCTGTGGCTTTATTCGATGCTGATTCGACATCTACGACGCTGCGCACCTCGACGCTGTTTTTTAATTTCTTGAATTTTGACGGTTGATACTTCTCGATGAAGACATCAAGGTCCGACTTTACTAATATATTGTCCATTTTCTTTTTAGTTGTGCAGTTTGGGAATTAATGAAATGTTAGTTCTTGCTCGCTATCGACAAGGATTCTGAAATATTTGTTCAGAGCAATACGTCTGGATAATGGCAGAATAGCATCGTTGCTGTCTATTAAAGCCTCTATGAGTTTATTGAACTTACGGGCTTCGTGTGGTGTAGCTGGATTCTGCAGCCTGGCATATTCTTGCCTTCTAGCCTCTTCAAGAATTTCAAATTTCTCTTTAGTTGTGAATGGAATAAGCTTTTCTGAGTCTAAAAAGATGTAAACTATGTTTCCCAAGTCATTATAGAACCCGGATTGCTGAAATTCTTTGAACGCCTTCTGAGCCCAGTTGATCTTATCCTGCCGGGTTACCTCCTTGGATGGTCCTGGAATCTCTGCTTTTGGTACAGTCTTCCCTAGTTCTGACCGGTAGTCGCTTGCCAAGTATGAGATAATAAATTTTTCAAAGGTGATGACACTCAATCCCATAAACTCGCCATACTCTCCTCTGATTCCTTTCGCGAAGGCGGTTGATATTTCTTCTTTTCTGAGCGTCTTGTATTTCTCAACTATGGCTTTGCTGACCTCAGTCACCAGGACCGCTAACGTATTTTGATCAGGCACACTCCAGTTCAGATGCGTTACTGATTTCATGATTTGAGTTAAAACTTCGTTGTGAACTGTTCTGTAATCAAATGTGAATGCAGGAGGGTTCAATAGAACATGTTGATATTTACCTTTCGACTTCTCTAAAGTTGAATTTGAATTGGCTAGTTGATTCATAATTATAATTTTAGTTTATTGTACATATCCATGGCAGCTTGAAAACCTTTTTGGGGTTGAGTTGTGGTCTTTTGCTTTTGATCTTCCATCGATCGGTTTACCCATCCAGATGCTGCAGACTTCCATTTTGCCATTTTCGTTTTTCCGACCATCCAGTTTTTTGATTCGTAGAAGTTCACAAATCTTTGAGCCTGGAATTGGCATTGGTCAGCAGTCCAAAATGTTTCATTGATTTTTGATTCAAAGAATTCCTGAACCTCGGTGTGTGATGGTGGAATAAATCTTTTATTCCCACCTACAGTTTTATCTGTTTCTGGTTTAGTTGTTTTTAAAGGTTTAGGAATATTCCCTGTGCTTTCCCGATGCATTCCCTTTGCAGTACCAAGTGCGTTCCCTGTGCTTTCCTCATGCAGTACCAAATTTTGGTATAGCATATTTATCTGAAAAAAGGCAGATTGATACTGATTCGGACCTTTTTCATAAAGCAGGTAACCACCGTCTACCAATTCTTTTAAAGCTGAATAGTAAGTGTTTTTGGTTATTCCGGTCATACTTAGAACCTGACCAAAGGAAACGCGAAACCTATCCTTCCAACCACATCGGTTATTGATCTGAAGCAACGCCAGGTATACGATTGAAGATGATGGCTTCAAATCCATATCCATCTCGCATTTAGCCCAGAAAGCATTTATCTGCTTTATATAATCCATACCAGGTTGATTGATAACATTACCCTGCACACCAAAGGTTGGTAGCTTGGATCGAATGCAGAACGCATAAGATGGTGTACAGGGTAATGTTAGAATGTCTTACGGCTACCAACCGAACCGCTAAATTAGTTAATTATTCCTTTATGCGCAATACGTTGATTAAGCATATTATTGATTAAAAAAGCTAGGCCTACACCTTCTGCTTAACCAAAGCTACCTTATCTTGAAACGCTTTATCACCTTCCATTAGCTTCTTGTAGGTATCCCGGGCATAAACGACAGTCGAGTGATCACGATTGAACATGGCTCCTACTTCTTTCAATGTTAAATCCGGATTTGCAATCATGATAAGCGCCATTGCAATGAACCTGGCTTCTACCACTTCCCGCTTGCGTGTATTGCTTTTGAGCTGGTCCACAGTGACCGATAATACACTGCATACTTCAGAAACAATGATTTCAGAATCACGCTCTTTCGTGCGCGAGGTAAACTCATTCCTTTTTTCGTCAGGAAGACCGGTGTAGACGTATACGTTTATTTTCTCACTGTTGCTCATGTGTGCAAATTAATGATTTAGTAATGTACTGATTATCGTGCCAGTGTTAAATTTGACCATGCTTAAAACGCCTTGTTACTTTGATGATCCAGGGTTCAAACTTAAGACTCGAAAGCTGGAGGAAATAGCGAATTCCATCGTAAAGAATCATGGTTTGGACATTGAGATCAAAGAAGCATCTTCAATGGATATCACTGGAGCCATGTTTAACTTTTTCGTACGTGATGAACAAGACGACCGAGTAATTCTGTTGCAAAGTACCTTTGAGATTCCTTTTCTGGTTAAAGACGAAATCATCGATGCTTACTACGATCACATCTATTTCAATTCCCGAATCTGATTGACGGCTGAATAGACCCATCAATACTTTCATTCATCTGCAAGCGCTTAGTGCCGGCAAACATGTTAGTTTGTTTTATAACTTTAATCATGATCAACTTTGAATTATTAGGGCTTGGATTATTATCAATTTGTTTCGCATTAGGATTATTTTCACTGTATTTTAATAGACGTGCAATTAAACCTAAGGGCTCCATGTTCAGATTGTGGATTGGTATAATTGGTTTGTTATTAATCGGCTTGTTTTTAGTTTATAGTTCCTTTGATGGTAGCCATTAAGCTACTTCCATTCTCAACTTATACTGCTTCATGGCACTGACATTTGGGGATACTAATACCGTCGCCCATTTTGGCGGAACAGCATTTCCAATCAGCTTCACTGCATTCTTATGAGAAAGCTTCAGTTCCGGATGAGCGAAATAACCTTTCTCGAAGGTGCTGCATCCCGCAAGTTCATCTGGCCGCAGGAACCTTGCTTTGATATCCAGATCATCAAGCAAGGTAATTAGCTGATGTTTATTATCTCCGAGTATGGTAGATAGAGGATCTTCCAGACTCTGCACACTATATTCAGGGTTGCCATTGCAGTTAAAGTACTTCGCGATAAACTGCAGCTTTTCAACTCTGATCAACTGATGGGTGTCCCGGCATGGAACTGTGTTAATTGGAGCATCAAGCGTTTGAACTTGGTCACTACCTCCGTAATACTGGCAAATAAAGTTGTCTACATGCACCAATTGCTTGGTCTGTCTGGTTAATTGCGGATTCAAAGGATCATCTAACGTGTTGAAGTTATCTGTGTGGCAATGATCCATAATGAACTTCACTTTCTCCATGGTAATCAGCTGATGTCGGTTTTCAGTAGTAATGGTGTTTATAGGAGCATCAAGGCTTTGATATCTCTTGAAATCTTCACCATAGTAATGGGCTAAAAACTGAAAGCCTTCTGGATAGTACTTCTTAATGCCACCGGCTATGCGTCGTAGCGAGTTTGGGGAAAGCGGCTTTCTTTGATGTTTCCTGATTTTCGGATTGAACTGCCTGCCAAATATGCTTACACCCTCATCATCCGTGTCTATGTGCTTTCTACATGCCTTCCACTTCTTTTTTCCGTCACTAGCAAACTTCGCATGCGTGAACTCTGGAAAGGAAATATCTATACCAGGCTTGTGGAAGAATGCGAAGTAACGAACCCGACGGGTAGGCAAACCATCATCTGCAGCATTTCGGATGGACTCTTTATATTCATATCCTAAATCCATTATTGCTTTTTTCCAGCGTTCAAATTCTTCACCTTTACGCTTTTTGTCTGGCTTTCCGGTTCTTTCATCAATCGGTGCCCACTTCTTAAACTCAGGTACATTTTCAATGCTGATCACCAGTGGATTCAGGAATTTCAGGTAGCGGTAAAGTTCCCATCCCATTGTGTAGGATCCTAGTTTCTTGTCTTTACCAGCATTCGCGTTGCTATGCTGTGTGCATTCAATTGAAGCATGAACATAGTCCACATATTCAAGCTCGTGCTCATCTTGAGCATAAATGTCTGCCCAGTAGACCTTCACATCTTTATGATGAAAAGCATTGGTTCGCAGCGCTACTTTGTCGTGGTTAAGTATCCACAAGGTTTTTACTCCCTCAACTTTTTCAAGTCCAGATGTCCAACCCCCACCACCAGCGAAGAATTCCCCACAGGTAAGATCATCTGAAACAACGACTTCCTGATGGAAGTTGATGTTAAACTGATTTGAATTTATTCTCATGATGCGATATCCTCTCTGATCAGATCAAAAATTGAACTCTGCTTTTTGGGTGTATTTGGGCTTATAAAGAGCGTTTCAACTCGTTCCTTTGCTCCATCTGCATAAGCCTTACAATGAACTTTCCTGAAATCAGGAAGGAGATCGTTGTAGATATCATTATCATACGCGGATATAATTGACATTCCTTTAAGTGATATCAATTTGCTGCAGAAATCTTCATGCTGGCCATCGCTCATCTCATACTTGTAAATACTTGTTTTTTGTCCCATAAACCTTGTGTCCAAGACATATGGCGGATCAAAGAAGTGAAGAGTCTTTGCACTATCATGTTGCAGAGCAACCTGGTGCCAATCTCGATTCTCAACGATAACCCCTTTAAGCCTTTCTATTATCGCAGTATAAGCATCTGGCAAATTGCACCAGTCACGTGCGGGGATTGTTCCGGATCTGTTTGAGTTTGCTCTGAAACCAGTGCTTTTGAATGAAATGCCACTTCCAAACCCCATGAATGAGCGGATCACGGTGCGTCGAGCTCGTTCCAGTGGATTTTTGACTAGCCGGAAACTCTTGACGAATTCATCCCTAGAAAACGGAGTCAAGCTTATTTTTTCGCGTAACTCATCTCCTCTATCTCTCACAATTCTGAAGAGGTTTACAACCTCGCCATCAAGGTCGTTGTAGACTTCAGCATAAGTCCTATTCTTTTTCAAGAGGACGCTTCCTGCACCCCCAAACGTTTCAGTATATACTTCGTGCTCAGGAAAATGACTAATGATCCAATCGGCAAGTAAGAACTTACCACCATGGTATCGTAATATTGGTCGCTGGACCTTTAAAATTCTTCGATTCATCGTATGTTCTTTATGTTAATTAAGCATATTACTTGCTAAAAAGAGTCATCACGCTATCAATCAGCGTCTCTTCTGTCTGATCTTCCGATTCTAAAACCCATAAATAACCGGCAGCAGTAAGAGCTTTCTTACCCACGCATGCTGTTATTGCAGACTGTTTCGCATTCGTTTGTCTGGCGGCTTCCCTTATTGATCCGAACGTACGAATAGGCTTGCCATCTAGGCTGCACATTATGACAGGCTTTGATCTCCGATTATCAATCCCCTTTTTCTGTGTACATAGGCCGTTATCGAATGCGTGCTTTGTGTTTTCCGATTCTGTGGCCCATTCCAGATTTACTAACGAGACATCCGTCTTAATTCCATTTTTGTGATTGACTTGAGGCTTATTCTCAGGGTTTGGAATGAAGGCGATTGCCACTAACCTATGAACAAGAAAACGATGCGCTTTCCGTTCTTTCTGAAGTGTCACTTTTCTATACCCATCCTTATCATAAGCATACTTTAGAATTTGTCCTTTTACTGGCTTGGTGCCAGAATTACATACTACCCGTCTATCTAAAGATTTAATCCGACCTAAGTCACTGACCATGTAATAACCTTCATAGCTATCAATGTCTTTCCAATTTTCCATAATCTATTGTTTAGAGAATAATGTTATCACGCTGTCAATTAGTGTTTCTTCAGTCGTGTCAATGTTTCCGGTTACGGTATTTGCGATTTCACGTTTGCTGTTGATCAGCTTGTAATTCCATTCGTCGATGGTGTTCTTTCCAAGGAAGTAGGTACACATGACGTTTGCATGCTGACCTGTACGGTACAATCTATCTTCTGCCTGGTCCATGATTGCAGCATGCCAGCCGAATTCGATGAAGCAGATCTGAGTGGCAACATTCTGCAGACCATTGATTCCTACTCCACCGGCTTTTAGGTTCAGAACAATGACCTGGATCTTAGGATCATTCTGGAAGGCGTCAACTGCAGCTTGTTTCTGTTTACCATCTTCAGCTCCAGTCACGCGAACTGATCTTGGGAACTTCTCCTGAACCTTGGCAATTACATCTTTCAGGCTGGCAAATACCACGATCTTCTGACCATTGTCTATGATATCCTGGATGAAAGAGAATGCATCTTTGAGCTTCCCCCGTGCGCTGATGTTCTTCAGTATGCCGATGCGCACCATTACCTCTCCTTTCATGGACTTGGCGACTTGCTCATCTGACTGCTTCTTGATGTTAACCATGTAGGACTCAAGATCAGCTTGTGCATGGCCGTACTCCCGGCGGTGTTCTGGATCGAGCTCGCACTGGATCACTTGGCGTGCCTTATCTGGAAGGAACTTCTTGATATCAGGATCCGTTTTGTTCCGGCGGTAAAAGCAGATGAGGTTAAGCTTGTAGTTGAGCTCTTTCATGTTTGAAGCTTCCTTGGGCCCTGAACAATAACGCTTTTCAAAGTATTTGTAGCCGCCGAAGTCTCCAAGGCGATTAAGGATGCCAAGCTGGGAAACAAGATCTTTTGGTTTGTTTACGATCGGCGTACCAGTAAGCAGGAAGATCGTTTCTTTTCCAGTGCAAATGCCTTTGGTGAACTTTGTATTTTGGCTTGTAAGGGCTTTAACCTTGTGGCTCTCGTCAACTATCACTGCCTTAAAAAAGTCAAGGTACTTTTGTTTGAAGTGGATGTTGTTAATGCGTAGCTTCTTCCCTGGTTCCGGTGTATCAATTCGATCAACAAAGTACTTTTTAAGGCTTTCAAAGTTGCAGATGAAATATTGGCTCATACCAACCCGAAAGAACTCAGGGTAAGTGTTCTTTACGCTATCCTTCAGGACAATGCCGGTCCGTTTCACATTCGCTTTAATCTCCAGCACCCAGTTTTCCTTTACAGCAGATGGGCAGATAATCAGACATGGATAAGCAGCTCTTCCGGTCATATGCAATCCTTCCATAGCAATGATGGCTTGGCTCGTATTATGAGTAACAACACAGTCATCAGTAATATAACAGTGATCATCTGCATCAACGGCAATACATTGGCATTCCTCAACTCCATCCGGCTCTATAGCTACAATTGCTCTCGTCGGGAAGTACTTAGTGCGTTTGTTTACCAGTTCTGCTTTTCTAGGTAACGAAAAAGGCTTTATATCATTTGGGAGGTTGAGCGTGATAATCCAGGCACCAAGGTGATCATTTTCTTTCCGGTACTTTCTTGCCACCCCGCCTAATGATTGAACCAGAAAGATGATATCGTCACACAGCTTATTGGAGGTCGTGCAATATTGCACACAGTTTCCGTTCTTAGCCTTGCCCTGATTACAATAACCGTCAGTATCCATCAAACCATGTAACATTTGAATACGGTTTTCAATAGTGTTAAATAGGTAATCTTCAGGAATGAATTTGGTTTCGGATTTACCACCCATTAAACCGTAGTTTCTTAGGAAAACTGTTAATGGATTTGGATCGCTTTGCGCACCCTTATCTTTAGTTAAATCATATGTGATTTGCGTATTGCCACTTGGTTTTATCCTGACATTATACGGTAAAAGGCAAGAAACCTTATCAATAATAAACTGTTCAGGATTAGTTAATCTAGCGTAACTACTAGTAAGACCTCCATCACCTAAAAGAACACCCAATAGGTAAGGGTGAATCTCGAGATTTCTTTCTTTGAAATGAACCGGTTTTGTTATCGGAATATAGAACTTACTATTTCCGCTTTTCTCTTTCAATCCTAACTGCATGATCTCCCGAAGTGATTTCACCATGTAAGCATAGCCGCGCTTTTTCCTTGTAGGTGTCGTAATCTTCCAAAGGTGATCTTCCCCGCACCTGGTTGATGATCCATCACTGAAAGTGACTTTAAACACTTGCTTATTACCTTGAGGAAACACACCGCTAACTTCGGTCAGGTATCCTGATGTAGATGAGATTAGCATTCCCTTCTTCATTTCTCCCATCGTTAACCATCCGTCACCAGTTAATATCTTAGCTGACAACGGCTGTTCCTTCCCGAGACCCATGTCGTCCCCCATGATCAGGCGCTGCTTCTCCATCGCATAAGCTACGCCACCGGGCTGCCATGGCAGCATGGGCCTGTTGGTTGGAATATCAATCGTCAATTCCGGAAGCGGAGGGATAACGAAATCTGTTTCAGGTTCAATGCCTGTCTCTTCGCTGAAGTCAAGTTTATGCTTTTCTGCAAACGCTTTCACGGCGGTCTTATACATCACCGGCACGGTCCAGTACTTCTCTGCATAAATGAACTTTCTCTCCGGTAACTGCTTTACCGCTTCATTGATGGATGGCCGGAAAGAGAACTCTATCTTATAGACATTCCCTATTTGCATGATGGTTCCTAAACTCATTACGGATGCCTCTCCTTTCTTACATCTATAACCCGTTGCATTCGATAGACCCTCACAGGGTAAGAATCCATTTCTTCAGCAGCGGAAAAGTCTTCACCCATTACAAGCTGATTATCATTTTTATCTACCCAAAGGAAATCTTCTTTGTAGTACTTCTTTTGTGGTAGCATATTGGGTATTTTCCTGATCCATTCATTCTTGCTATCAAGAATTATAATTAGTTCAGCATTCACAGTTACCTTATCCATTTCGCACGCTCCTTTCCTCGAAGTACTCAATGATACTAGGCTCATTATCTGAATCTTTACTTATTTCGTTTAACATTCTGATGCAAGTACCTGCGCACTGGATAAGTTCAGTTCTTAGGCTTTCAATTGAACCTTTACCTTCATCAATCAAGTTGGCTTCTCGGATCACTTCTCCTGCTTCTTCGCAGACGATTGCGGCTCGTTTGACATTGCATACTGGCCATTCAGGATGCTTCTTCCGAGCCCTATTCATTTCCTCAAGCACACAAACTATAGCAGATGCGAAAGCTTCATTTGGTAAGGTTATTTTAATTTCAGTCATTTGGTTTTAAATTAAGGATATGCGCTGTATGTTGTTCGCGCATATCCATGGTTGATAAAAAAGACTACTCCATGTCACTTGCTGCTTCATCGAAGTCAAGCGAGTACTGGGAATCTGGTGCAACTTTACCGTTGTAGTACAGCAGCACTTCGTTACGAGCATGCTTGATGCAGTGGTAAAGCTCATCTCCAAACTCGTAAGCATCTTCGCCGCCAAAGAAATCGGCGTACTGAGATAATGGCAGCGTTGCGTTACCCCTTGTTCGCTTGTGGCCGGTAAGCGTCACTCCTGTTTCACTGTCATTGATTGCAAAGCCGGTTACCTTAAACTTACTCAGCGGGTTGTCTTGATCTTCACCCTGGAAGCTTTCGAATGTCACAGGACTGATGAAATCACCATAAGCATCATATGCTTCTTTTTGTTGGCAGGCAATGATCAGGTGGCTACGAAGCAAATCAAATGCAAGGTATAGATCAGGGTGAGGCAGGAATGGTAACTTCTCTTGCCCAGGGTTTTCAAACTCCCTTAGTTCAACCTGGCCATTTGCATTTGGAAAATCTCGGGTGACCACCTTCCAGTACTTAACGTTTACGCCACTTTTACCAACGGCCGCTTCGGTAACCTTAATCTTGGTACCAGCCTTTAACTCATGAGCCTCTTCAGCTGCTTCGATCTTATCGTTCAGCTCGTCTTTTGAAATTGATTTTGTACGCATATAGTGATTAAATTAAAATGTAGGTTCGTCGAGATCGTCGAAGATTGATTTTCCATGTGCAGCCATCGACTGACTGATCATTTCATCATCTCTCTTTTTATTCTCGTAATCTTCCTGGGTGTATAATGGCTCCAGATATTTCTTAACTAGCGGCTTCTCCATCTTTTCACTCGGGAACTTCTTAACCACTTTGGAGCTGATGAATTTGCCGATGCTATCAACTGCACTGACAGCAGAAAGCGTGTCCAGGTCAACTTCAGAATACATGTAGCCAAATCCATTCTTAAATTGGACGTACATTTGAAGGGTGATCATGCAAGTGGCGACAAAGGCTACGTTTGATGATGGTTTTTCAATGATGTCAAAGCCTTGCAGGACATCATCTATGGCATGGGTGCCGGATGGTAGGATTACTTTATACATTAGAATAATGATGTTTGATTTTTAATTCTGTCAGGTCCGAGGATTGATTCTGTGGCCTCGTCCACTTCTCTTTCGAGCTTCTTTGAAAGGTTCAGATCATAGCTTGACCTCGTTCTGAAATACTGGGTTTGTGCTTTACGCATCCGCTCTACCAGTTCCGCGTAGGCTTTAAGATCCATTATTCGGTAAGTTTTATCCATCCAAGATCAACTTGCTCTTCGACGGAAAGTCCGTTCCACCTAACTGCATAGCCTTTAAGACGAAGGCAATCAAAAATGTCCGAGAGGTTATATATTTCCTTTGCTGCACCATCATCGTCATGCAGGGTTATCGTACCAGTTCGATCATTTATATTCAGAACTCCAGTCCAACAGCGCATACCGATTTCGAGATAATGGTTACCTAAGCTGTCCATATCGCCTTCGCCTGTCCATACTTCATCAGCATTCCATTCTTCAATGCTTGGATCGTACAATGCTATTTTGGCTAGCTCAAGAGCATCTTCATCTGTTATTGATGAAAGGTGTTTGAGTTCTAAGTATGACTTATTCATGCCGCACCAACCTGCTGCAACTTGAATTGCTACATACCTTTTTTTGCCTATATTATCGATAAGTACTTCTTGAAGCCAGTAGTGCGCGAAGAACTTCGCTTTATTCTCGATTGTATTTTCCATTATGCTGTAATTTTAAGTCCATCAAAAAGCATCCAGTACTTGAATGCCAACTCTTCATATTGAGCCTTCCCATGCAGGTAAAGCTTATCACCCCGGTTTATGGCTATCTTGAATACCTTCTGGTTCTTTTTACTGATGCCGATAAGCATGTCCTTGTTGGTGCCTTCGATATCCATGTACCATGCGCGGCTTCTGAAATAGCCGAAGTGCTCGCATGCAGCCTCAAATTGAGATTGTGTCTCAGCTGCAGTTGATTTGATATCCCCTCCCATCTTCCAAGCTTTTACAAGTAGGTCCCATTTACATCGGGTACCGGCGCTTAACGTAAAGTCAAAGCCGTTGTAATTCATAATCCAATTGTACCTGATGGATATCGCCTGAAAGTCTGCAGCATCGTTAATCATTTTGCAGAATGGATCTTTCAGGTAAGCTCTCTTCATAGCTTTGGCCAGTTCGAAATCCTCAGCCGTGTAAGGATAAGTTTGATACTGAACCTTCAGGTTGAACATGTCAACTTTGTCAGGCTCAGTAATGAGATTATCCAGTAGCGTTCCAAAGGCATACGCATATTCCTTGTTGCCTAATTGCGGCTTAGGATTAAGCATTTCCTGAAGAGCAGAAAGGTCTGAATTGGAAACCTCCGGCCTGCCAAAGTATGGATCCTGTATCATAATGCGTATCTCCACTTGAAACCGTAGCATTTGTAACCATCACGCATGGCTTGCTGCACATATCCGCTCTGGGTTTTACCTAGAAACTCACAAGCTTCCTTTATGCTTTCGAAGCAATGTCGAAGTGATCCACTATCATCTAGTAGCTCAATTTTCTTGAAGTTTGGATTCTTATAACCTTCGTCGTACGCAAACTTGTTATTATAGCTATCAGTACACCATTCCAGATTTACCGCCGCGGCATTCGCTCGGTCGCAGTCTTTGTGGTTTACAGCCTCAAAGTTTTCAGGATTCGGAATGAATGCTTGAGCAACAAGTCTATGAACAAGCTTCATTTTGGTTACGTATGGAACAAGCGTTAGCCTAACCATCGGGTAACCACCTCCGTTTAGCCCAGGCCTAAGTATTCTAGCTTTTCGCTTTGCGGTGGTATTTCCTCTGGCACCCACAATTATGTCCTTAACTCTAACATGTCCTAAATCGCTCACCTGGTACCGTTCAAATCCTACAACATCCTTCCAGTTTTCCATCATACTAAGATTTGGTAGCTACAGCTTTAAATTCCTCTTCGTAAAAAAGGTGATCGCTCACTATAAAGGTTCCGGTCTTGTGGGCATGCTTTTCAGCAAATGCCTTCATTTGGTTCATTGTCTTTTTACCCATGGTTTCCACATCCAATTTCTGACCTTCATTTTCGAAGTACATCATGAACACAGCACCCCAACCAGCAGCGTTGTGAACGATGATCTTGTAACCTTCACGCACACGTGCCGGTGAATCATTCTTGATTTCAGCCATCTGAGCAGCTGTGTCAAACAAGGTGGTAGCAGTTTCAAGCTGTGTTTTAGCTGCAATATTCTCCTGATCACGTTTGGCCTGTTCTGCAGCTTCCTGTTTTTGACGAGCTTCATCAGCTACACGGCGGCGCTCTGCTTCTTCCTCTAGTCTTTTCTTTTGCTCCTCACCTGCTTTGGCGATTTCCTTTAGCTCGTTTAATCTGGAAGGGATAAGATCGAGCAAACGTTCCTTTTCAGCTTCCATATTCTCCCGGAAATTAGCTGCGAGCTCATCATAAAGTGCATCGCGAACCTCAACAATGATCTGCTTTTGATCTTCAGCAGAAAGGTGAACGGCAAAGGCTCCAGCTGGTTCAATCTCGTTGAACTTGTCGAGTGGGTAACTGATCTTCACCGCACCGATGCTTTTCTTTACCTCAGCAGCATTTTCAAGGGTAAGGCTGTTGTAGATTTTAACAGCGAACTGTTTGAAAGCAAATAGCTTCTCACCATAGATCCTACGGATATGGCTTTCAACGTCAGCTTTAAACGAGACGCGCTCCTTGGCAATACTTTGCTGGCGAAGGATCTCCTGCTCTTTCTTTTTGGCCTCATCAGCCTTCTGTCTTGCCCAGGCATTACGCTTAAGCTGGATTTTGGCATAAACGCTATCAGCTTTAGCAGGATCAAGCTTTGCTTCCTGTTCGGTAAAGTATTTTGCCATTTTTGTCATGATCTGCGTAATTGGAGAACGGCGCTTATTCATGATGCCAACAGCTTCTTTAGCTTTTACCTGCCAAGAGTTTAAGGCTGCATCAAGTTCATCACTCATACCTTCAGCTTCGATCGTATCAAGCAGCTGCTCGGCACCAGTTACGGCTTTAAGGGCTAGGTTCTCATTTTTGGAAAGAACCTCTCCCGCTCCTTGCATGGTGGATGCGATCTCAGTCACATCAATTTTTTGTACTTCGGTTGTAGTTGTATTTGACATGGTTTAAAGGATTGGAAAAAGTAAAGGCGGCCGTTGCATTTTTACAAGATTTGGTTTTTACTTTGGCGGCCGCCTGGTTTATGAATCGGGTTAATTAAAATTCTGGTTCATCGTCGTCGTGACCTGCGAATTGCTTTGTTTGAACTTGTTCAGGCCTAGATTCCTCTTCAAGCGCCTGGCTGAACTCGTCTTTTTGGTCATCAGGCATTTGCTCGTAAGTGGTTTCTTCAGCATCCGTAAATTCAGAGACATCAAATCCTTGTCGGATCGCATCGCTACCAGCAGGTACAAATGTTTCAGGTAACTTTGGAGCATTTACCACTTTCGGGTAAGATTTGAAGGCGTGCTTCAGGGTTTTACCTTCAAAGAATAGCTTATCAATTTGGCCATTGTTGGAGGTGTAAAGAGCATTAGCTTTACCAGGTACCTTTCTGCCAAGTCCAGCATCCCACTTGGCGTTTTTATTCTCAGATGAAGCCTTCCATTTAGCAACATCTGACATGTCAAACGTTTTTATCTCATAGGATCCATCAGGCTTTTCTATCCGGATGAATGATCCAATGATCACCGGCTTATCACCGCGATCTCCTTTTGCCCATTTAACCCTAAGGTTTCCATTTTCGTCTGTGTACTCTTCATAAGTATCACCTTTGCAAACGATGATCGGTTTTGCGGCATCTTTGATCTGGCCGTTTTGGATACGGATCTTCTTTTCTCCCCATGGTGTTGGCTGGGCCACAACTTCTTTAATCCACTGGTCAGGCTGGTTCTTAGCGGCAATGTTTCTGTTACCGGGGATAAGGTAAACCTCGCTTTGGTTACCAGCCTCGAAGCTTAGCTGCCAGCCTCCTACTTGCATAAAAGCAAGGAAGATTGACATTGGTGTACAAGCCTGGAGGTCTTCACTATCGCTTATGCGTTTTAGAAAGTTATCTTTTTCGCGCTCATAAAAGGCTGTAGCCTGTTCTTTTGGAACTCGGTACATAGCCATAAACTTATTAACGAAGTGCTCTCCGATGGCCGAATCGGTGGCAACTGCAGCAGGCTTTAAGCCTTTGATGTAGTTCGATGTTACTGTGATTTGATTTGACATTGTATTATGGTTTAATAGGTTACTCAATTATTTACTCAGGAGGACCGGAAGGCACATGACAAGGCCATAAATGATCATGATCAGAATTCCGATTGCCATGTCCATGACCGCGTACTTCCAGCTTTTGCGGAAATCCTTTTCTTTAGCGACTGATCGTTCGATCTCCGCTTCAGTTTTAAACTTGTTCTTCATGAGGCTCCGGTACTGGAATACTACCTTGTCCCGATCTGTTAGATCATCTGTTGCGTTATACATGTTGCGTTTCCTCCTTTAAATCGTTGTGAAAGAATATTTCTAATGTTGTCCGGGCTCTTCTCAGCCCAGCGATGTTGCCGGAGACAAACTTTGCATGCTCATAAGCTTCAGCCTGGGCTTTCTCATACTGCTCGATCTCATCGTCGATGCCTCTAAGGATCTCTTTGATTTTAGCTGTGTGATTATCCATGGCTAACTGAATTTGGCTTTGAATGCATCATAGCAGCAGAGGCTGCAGAATGAAAAGCGGTACCAGGTTCTTGATTCTTCTGATGGAACGACCACCCTGGAACAGGTCCAGCAGATTGGTAGCTCTACGTTCTTGGTTGTTTGGGTATTAGTGACTACTTTTGTCATTGTATAGCAGAATTAGGTATTTACTTAATTTTCAGAAGGGTGTCTATTGGTAGTAGATGCCCTTTTTTAGTATCCGAAGATGCCGTGGCTGGTGCCGATTTCCTTCTTCATGTCAGCTACAAAGTCAGTCTCGCTTATCCCAATTGAATTGAGTTCCTTCCGATTCTTGTTGTAAGACTTGCGGATATCCCTCAGATAAATCGCCTCCAGAATCTCTTGATTCCTTGATTTGGCCTTTATCTTTCCTTTGTTTAAATAAGCTATTTGCATCTTTAACTGGCTTGTGAAGCATATTTGGCTTCAGTTTCTCTAAGTTTCTTCTGGAACTCGATGTAAGGTTCTATCTGGATCAACTGCACAGGAACGTGTTCCTCGCCATCGTACCCAATGTATTCCATCAACCGCTCTAACGATGCTCTTAATGTCGATACCTCATTTTCAAGAGCCTTGATTTTCTTCTTTTTCGATTGCTTTCCCATAATTACTTATCACGCTCTATAATGATGAATTCCGGATCTGATGTGGTGTCAATACTGTATTCACGATCAGGCGCCTTGAGCCTGATGTCTCTACTTATGACTGGAGCGATAGAACCAGCGTATTGCTTGCGTGCTTTAAACTTGCTACCCTCATCGAGCTTAAGTATCTCTTTTGACCAGGAGAATCTTTCCTTAGGCGGCTCAATTAATGTTATCTCTTCCATTGTATGTAGTTTGAGAATACCACCTGTTGAACTCATGCTTATTCTTAAGCCCGGTCTTCTTTCGGATATTCTGATTATGTGTTTTAACAGTATGATAGCTGATGAATAATGAATCAGCAATGATCTTGTCATCAAGGTGCGATCGCTTGATGATCTCCTGCTCCATTGGAGTTAATTTTTCAATTCCAAACGGAGGAGGCAAAAATGCAGGATAAGTGTAGTGATGCAGCATATAGTACTTATTTGGGATAGTTGGTTCTGTTGGTTTTAATTACCTTTGTTTTAATTGTACAATACAAATCTAAACATGTTTGATGATATATACAACATGTTTGATAAAATAAATATGGAAAACATTTTACCTGGCATAAATCAGCGGATTAAAGACCTGATTCAAGAGAAATATAAAGGTAACGTTACCCAGTGCGCTAAGGACCTGGGCTACAACTCACCCCAAAAGTTGAATCGATTATTTTCTATTGATCCAAGAATGACAGATGAAGACAAGAAAAAGCATAAATACCCAACCCCCAGTACTGACATGCTAACGGAAATATCAAACGCGTTTGATGTTTCGCTAGACTATTTAATAAAAGGAATAACCTCTCAAATGAAAACTGAAAACCACGTACCTTTCTATGAAAGCGATGTCACCGGCTCCTTAGTTGGAAGTTTTGATGACATCAAAGAAAATCCCTCCTTCTACGTCGATTTTAAACCATTCAACGACTGTATTGCTTACTTTCCAATTTACGGGGACAGCATGTACCCGAAGTTCTCGAGCGGAGAAATCATCGCAGTTAAAGAGGTCTTGAATCGAAATACTTTGCAGTGGGGAGAAGCATACCTTGTAATTACAGATGCCACAGAGAACAATATGCGAACCGTGAAAACAGTACACCCATGTGATGATGATCCAAATTGTTTGATTCTCCGTGCTGCTAATCCCGAATACCGAGGTGACACCAAGGTGCGTAAAGAAGCCATACTTAATATGTACTTAGTTAAGGGAAAAATAAGAAAAGACCAAATATAATATCAAGCTCCATAATTAACGTTCAATGAAAAAGCAACTATTATTACTCTCAATTGCATCAACCCTGATCATCGGGTGCCTTCCTAAAGGTGGAGAAGGTTCATCTGGTACTTCGGACACAGCCCTTACAGACTCCTCGGCTATCATCGCCGATACGCTGAGTTCTGCCGCAGTCGTTGACAATTCTTACAATTGGAATTACAGCGAAGATGAAGATAAGATGACTTCCAAAAAGGTCTACTATGCTCAGGTTGCGGCGAAAGATCGTTTACATTTCGATTTTCCGTATGATGGTGGATCCATTGCAAATTTGAATATCCGAAAGAAACAAAGTGGAATTGATATATACCTTACTGTGAGTAAGGGTCAATTTAATTCAAGGTATGAGGACAACTATGTCACCTTAAGGTTTGATAATCTACCCGCTAAGCGGTATGAATTTTTAGAATCCTCAAGTGGAGACAATGACATCGTATTTTTAAGCAATGAGGCTAGTGTCATTAATAAACTGAAGAAACACAATAAGCTTTTGATTGAAGCTGAATTCTACCAGTCAGGCAATCATGTAATGGAATTTGATATCTCAAATTTTAAGTGGAATCATTAACATGAAAATAATGAAGAATATAATTGAACACTGCTTATTAAAAAATCGACGCCGATGAAAAGATATCTACTACTATTAATATTTACATTGATGGTTACCGGTTTATCTTCTTGCAAGAAGAGTGAAAAGCAACCTTTCAAAGATAATCCCCAGATAGTTCCTGATCGTAGAAATCTTGTAAATACAACTTGGAGGAAGGAGTTCTCGCCTGACCCTTCCCGAAAGCTTCTTTATGAATATATTTATTTCGCTTCTCCTACAAGGGTCGAAATTTATTACGCCTATGTTGATGGCACTGGTGAGATACCTGGTAGAAACATATGTGGGTGTAAGATGGACTTTAGTGATAAAGATCTAGTCAGATTCGAAATAACTTATTTCAACGGGCAAGTGTTAAAGGGATCAACAACAGAAAACATTGACATTCTGAAATACGAGTTAGGTGAATATACCAGATATAAAAAGTAATAAAATTGAAACTATCGATCAAAACTAACTCTACCCACTGATGAAAAATAACGAAGAATCGGAAGAAGAAAGATTGGAGCGCCTGGAGAATGAAGAGTTTGCACGTACAGGCTCGTTCAGCACCAGCTTTAAAATAAACATACAAATAACCGAAGGAGATGTGATTGATCAGTTTCTGAAAGACAATCCAGATTTGACACCTAAAGACCCCAACAACAATTGATATGAGAACCTCTACTAAACCAAAGAAAGAACGATTTTTAACATCTGAGGCCAAACGCCTGCGTGAATTCAGGAAAGCCGAAGGTCTAACTCAAGCGCAAATGGGTGTGGTTCTTGGTAAGGACCAGGCGACTGTTCAGCGTTACGAGTCTGGAGAATTCGTGATCTCGGTAGATGTAGTTAGAATTTTACATGAGAAGCTGCTCTTAAACTTTCAGTGGTTCTTCACTGGTAAAGGCGGGAGAAAGATTGTGCCGGAGAAAACCAACCTGGTAACAGACGTGAAATCTATCGAGCTTAATCAGAATCTACTCATTGATCAGGTTGCTGGTCTGAAGCTTGATTTTATGCTTCTACACAATGCATTCTACGAATTAAAGCAAAAATTGAACGCTTAAAGGGTACAATTTGGGGACTTTGCGGGGACAAAACCCGATCAAACTAACATCATTTACATTAAAATAAAAGGCTTAATGGACGGTACGGACGAATTTAAAAATCCCCCACTCTCCGCAGAACCCGTCCTAGACTTATCTAGGGCGGGTTTTTTCATTTCAGGAAAAAAAACACTTTTATGCTGA